CTAATTTGTTCTCCTATTGTTACACTTGTAACGCCTGTTCTATCATTACAAACGCCATCTGGAATAGAGCCACTATAATTAAATGTCCAACTAGTATTTGAATTATTTACTTGAAGAAATATATTTTGAATATTTGGTAAATATGTATTAATAATTATATTTCTTAAACTAGTACAAGCAAAAAATGTTTTATTTCCAATAGCTGTAACAGAAGAAGGAATATTAATGCTTGTTAATCCAGAACAATTATCAAAAGCATTGTTGCCAATATCTGTAATAGAAGAAGGTAATGTTATACTTGTTATATTTATACAACCTGCAAATGCACTATGACCTATACTTCTAAGACTTGATGGAAGCGTTACGCTTGTTAAATTAGGACAACCTGCAAATGCTGCATCTCCAATGGAACTAATTTGTTCTCCTATTGTTACACTTGTAACGCCTGTTCTATCATTACAAACGCCATCTGGAATAGAGCCACTATAATTAAATGTCCAACTAGTATTTGAATTATTTACTTGAAGAAATATATTTTCAATATTTGGTAAATATGTATTAATAATTATATTTCTTAAACTAGTACAACCAAAAAAAGTTTCATTTCCAATAGCTGTAACAGAAGAAGGAATATTAATACTTGTTAATCCAGAACAATTAGTAAAAGCATTGTTGCCAATACCTGTAATAGAAGAAGGTAATGTTATACTTGTTATATTTATACAACCTGCAAATGCATAGCTACCAATTCCTGTAATTTGATTTCCTATTGTTACACTTGTAACGCCTGTTCTACCATTACATACAGTACTTGGAATAGCACCAAGATACTCAAACGTCCAACTTGTATTTAAATTATTTAATCCAAAAAATGATTGTCCTAAATTTTGTATATATGAATTAACTACTATATTTATTAAATTAGTACAATTTGAAAAAGCCTGGTCACCAATACTTATAATAGAAGAAGGAATTGTTAAACTTGATAACTCAGCACAACTTAAAAAAGCATAATCATCAATACTTGTAATATTGTAAGTTTTTCCTAAATTTGTAATTGTACTAGGAATTACTAAATTCCAAGAATTTGGAGGAGATGTAAACCCAGTTATAGTTGCATTTATTCCAGACAAATTATAATTAACATTATTTAATGTAAGGGGAATTATTGTAGGAGAATCTGTAAGCTCATACATACGAACAAAACCCTTCTCAAAACTATCAAAACATGGATCTCCAATAGCAACTTTTTTTCCATCAGCACTTAAAGAAACAAAAGAATTAGATTCAGGATTTCTAAAATATTTTGCGTCAATATCTGAACCTATTTTAGTCCATTCATTATTAAAATATTCATAAATACTAATATAACCTGATAAACCTGAAGTATAAAGATCATCTGAAGCTGCTCCAATAGCAACAATGGAACCATTAGAACTTAAAGAAACTGTTGCACCAAATCTATTCCCAGTGGCTTTTCCATTAATATTTGTACCTAATTGACTCCATACATCATTTAAATATTTAAAAACACTAACACTACCTGCTATATTATTAGGAGCTCCAACAGCAAGAATAGTTCCATCAGAACTTAAAGAAACCGAAGTTCCAAATCTATCAGCTTCATCATATCTCAATATAAAACCAATTTGAATCCATATATCATTTAAATATTTATATATTCTAACATGACCAGTGTCACTATTTGAAGCTCCAATAGCAATAATAGTTCCATCAGAACTTAAAGAAACTGAAATTCCAGATTTATCACCTTCATATCCATTAATATCTGTACCTAATTGAGTCCATGCATTATTTATATATTTATAAACATAAGTCTTCCCTCTAGACTCCAAGGTCTCGTCGCGAGCTCCAATAGCAACAGTACTTCCATCAGCACTCAAAGAAACTGAAGTACCTGCTTTATCAGTAATAGCTTTTCCATCAATATCTGCACCTAATTGACTCCATTCATTGTTTAAATATTTATATATTCTAACTTTACCAGGATGATCAAACTCTATATTTGGTGGTAAAAATCCATCCTTATCACGAAGATCTATTCCAGTATCCCAAGGAGCTCCAATAGCAACAATAGTTCCATCAGCGCTTAGAGAAACTGAATAGCCTGAACGACCAATATTTGTTCCATTAATATCTTGACCTAATTGACTCCATGTATTATTTAAATTTTTGTATATTCTAACATGACCAACTGGATAAAATTGATTACCTTTATTATAGGGAGCTCCAATAGCAATAATACTTCCATCAGCGCTTAAAGAAACTGAATGACCTGAATTATCTGCAGGGCCCTCTCCACTGATATCTAAACCTAATTGTATCCAATTTAATGTAGGAGGAACTGTAAGCTCATACACACGAACAAAACCTTGCACATTTCCACCAAAACCTGGATCTCCAATAGCAACTTTTTTTCCATCAGCACTTAATGAAACAAAAGAATTAGAGGAAGGATTTCTAAAATATTTTGCATCAATATCTGAACCTATTTTTGTCCATTCATTATTTAAATATTCATAAATACTAATATAACCTGATAAACCTGAAGTATAAAGATCATCTGAGGCTGCTCCAATAGCAACAATGGAACCATTAGCACTTAAAGAAACTGCTGCACCAAATCTATCTCCACCCGCTTTCCCGCTAATATTTCCACCTAATTGACTCCATACATTATTTAAATATTTATAAACACTAACACTACCACCTGCTATATTTTTAGGAGCTCCAATAGCAACAATAGTTCCATCAGAGCTTAAGGAAACTGCAGTTCCCGATTGACCAAAAATTCCGTCAATATCTGCACCTAATTGATTCCATTCATTATTTAAATATTTATATATTCTAACATGACCAACTGGATAAAATTGATTACCTTTATTATAGGGAGCTCCAATAGCAACAATAGTTCCATCAGAACTTAAAGAAACTGATTTTCCAAAGTTATCACCATCAAATTCTCCATTAATATCTGTGCCTAATTGAGTCCATGCATTATTTAAATATTTATAAATACAAGTAACACCTTTACTACTGTCTGGAAATCCAGAAGATCCAATAGCAACAGTACTTCCATCAGCACTTAAAGAAACTGAACTACCTGATAAAATATTATTGTCTTTTCCATTAATATCTGCACCTAATTGACTCCATTCATTGTTTAAATATTTATATATTCTAACTTGACCAGAATAAGGACCGTTATCTATATTATAAGGAGCTCCAATAGCAACAATAGTTCCATCAGCACTTAAAGAAAGTGAATATCCTGAAGCATCATTAGTAGCTTCTCCATCAATATCTTGACCTAATTGAGACCACTCATTATTTAAATATTGATATATTCTAACATGACCAACAGGTCCCCACTGATTACCAGTATTACTATAAGCTCCAATAGCAACAATGTTTCCATCAGCACTTAAAGAAACTGAATAGCCTGAATTATCACCAATAGATTCTCCGGTGATGTCTAAACCTAATTGTATCCAATTTAAAGACATAATATATATATAATAATAATAAAAAAATTAATTCAAATATTTACATTAAATACTTATTATTAGGTTTTAAAAGTTCTTTTTAATCTGAAGAACTATTGCTTTTAATTGATTACTATTCTTATCTTTTTTAGATGAGTTTTTTGGTAAATAGTTTATAGGAATTTTCATTTATTTAATATATATTTATTATATATTTATTATATATGAACCAAACTAAAAAAATAAATAAACGAAAAAAAAGTAAACGTCATTTTAATAAAAAAAAAACTAGTAAACGTCGTTTTGATAAAAAAGGAGGTTTACAAGAAAGATGCGTTGTTTGTAATGTAGCATTTCATAAGAGAGGAACTGTTGGCGCACCATTAAAATCACAATTGTTTGGTGAGCAATTATTTGAAGATCATATTTTAACGCATCCAATATGTAAGTATTGTAATACTAAACATTTAGATATAAATAGTTTAATAAATCATATAAAATTAGAACATCCCGAAAAATATAATACTGCTCAAAAAATAAAATTTGGCATATTAAATGAGAGAAATTTAATTGATGAGTTAAGAAATAAAAATTCAACAATTGTAGGACATTCTCCTGATTTTGATTTATTTTATGATAAAATAGATAAGGCAAATCTCGAAAAAATAAACTCTAAACCTATTTCTAAAAATGTTTCAACTAAACCTTTAAAATCTGATTTAAAATCTGAAAAAAAAGATATAAGTTTAAAAAAACAACAAGATGAATCTAAAATATTAGAACAAAATAAACTTGCATTAGCAGAAGAACAAAGACAGTTAAGAGAAGTAGCAGAGAGAAAGAAAAAAGAGAAATTAGAGTTACAAGAAAAAGAGGCTCAAGCATTAAAAGAACAGGCTCAAGCATTAAAAGAACAGGCTCAAGCATTAAAAGCACAAGCACTAAAAGAAAAAAAAGCTGCTAAAAAGTTAGCAAAAGATCAAGAAAAAGAATTAGCTGATATGGGAGCTGAAGAAATAATATCAAAACAGTTTAATGATAATATAAAACAAGCTGAATCTGTAGATGAAGTAATTGATATTATTGAAAATAATAAAAATAAATTGTCAGCTGCAGCATCTGAATTTATTCCATCTCAAAAACAAGAAGAATTAAAACTAATAAATATATTAGATCCAAAAGATTTTCAGTACTTACCCATTTCAAAATGGCATTTAGCTATTAAAAAATTATATCCAGCAATGTCTGGTTTTACAGAAGTAGTTCATTCAAATAGTAATTATATAAATATTAGTTATTTTATCATATTTTTAATTGGAATTATAAATTTTAGACTAAATGCAAAAAAAATTAACTTAAAACTAATTTTAAAGGGTGGTAAAGCATCGCAAATGATAATGTCTATAAATGGTATTAATAATACAGATATTTTAACAGATGATACAGATATTTTATTAGTTCAAGAAGGCATATATGATTATAATTTCTTATTAAATTTTGCAAAAGAGTTTGCTGAATTTATAAATTATTTTTTTAATTACCAACTGTCTTTATTAGTCCCTCCAAATCCTTTATTAACTAATAAAAATATTGTAAAAATTAGTTTTATTAATACTGGTTTTCCAAAATATATACCTCTTAGTGATATAGATTTTAAACAAATTGAAAGTGAATATTTGCAGGGAGAAAATATTATTAATTCAACTAATGTTTGGAATGTAGTTGAAAAATCAAAAACTTTATACACATACAATTTATTATTTTATCATCAAAGCTTAGAAGCATTTATTGCTGAAAAGAAATATTATTTAAAAATATATAAAAATATTATTCAGAAAAAATCAGATACAGAAGATTGTGATTGCGCTAATATACATGATTATGAATGTTCACAAATTTGTGATTATAGAAATAAAATGTTAGATAAATTTCATAAATACATTAATCCATTAGAACAATTACAACAAACAATAAATAATAAATAATAATTTAAATATTTATATTTTTTAATAAATATTTAAAATTTAAAGAACAGTATTTAAGAACTGATTAAGTGTGTCCTTACTAGGTTTAGCGTCATACTCAATAACTTGACCATCCTTTAGTAATTTAATAGTAGGATATCCTTCAACATTATATTGATTCATCATCTTATCAACTTCAGCGGTTTCTTCAGAGCAATTAACCTCAGTAAAAATTACCTTATAACCATTAATTGTCTTATTTTCATATTGAGCCTTTAGATCGTTCCAAATAGGTTTGGCAGTTTTACAGTGAGGACACCAATCAGCAAAGAAAAATAGAAGCTCAGCATCCTTACTACTACCTTCATCTTTCATTAAATGCTCCGAATTTGCCTTATATTTTGCTTTTACTTGTGGTGCAACATAATAGAAATAATATACAGTAGCTAAAATAGAAAATAATATGACTGCACCGATGATAATCCAAGTTGTACTATTTAGATTAGAACCGGCACTTTTAATTCTTGACATTAAAGAGCCACTATCTGCCATAGAAGATGCAGGATTTAAATTAAAATTAACGTATTTTGCAGAAGACATTTATATATAATTAAGAAGAAATTTACATATCAATTAAACGAATAAAATATCCTAAACTAATAAAATAAACTTTTTATTGTAAAAAATGCTAATAATCCAATAAAAACAGTAAATGTATAACTGCATACAAGGTTTATATTTAATTGCGAGAGAAGTTGTTGAGATGTAACATTATTTTTAGCATTTTGTAGTAGTAATGTTTGTTGGCTATTTAGGTATGCTGTATAAACTAAAACTGTTGCAGCAATAAGCTTCATTAAGGTAGAAACTAAAAATATATTGCTTAAAGGACTTAACACAAATAACATTATTAGGAAGATTGATATACCTGTGCACATACATATTTTTTTAGTTGAATCAGTAAATATATTTGTTATTAATGACTCCATATTATATTATATAATTATTTATTATTATATTTTTTTATTGACAATATATAACAATGACAAAAACGCGTAAAAATAGAAATACTCATAATAAAACAAAAAAACATGTATTTACAAAAAAAGATTATAATTCAGGAGACGGAATGCTTACTACCGTGTGGGGACCTCCAATGTGGCATTTTCTTCACATAATGAGTTTCAATTATCCAGTAAATCCAACCCAAGAAGATAAAAATCATTATAAAGATTTTATTTACAACTTAAGATATGTATTGCCTTGCAAATATTGCAGAATTAATTTAACATCTAATTTAAAACAGAAACCCTTACAAATGTGTCATATGGAAAGTAGAGAAACATTCTCTCGATATATCTACGAACTACATGAATTAGTAAATAAAATGTTAAAGAAAAAATCAAATCTATCTTATTGTGATGTTAGAGAGAGATATGAACATTTTAGATCAAGATGTACTGAAGAAAAACCAACTATTTTTAAATTTAAGAAGACAACTACAAGAAGTAAAAGGGAAAAGGGTTGCACAGAACCATTATATGGTAAAAAGTCAAAATGTGTAATTAATATTGTTCCACAAGAAGATAAAGGAGCTACATTTCAAATGGATAAAAAATGTATTAAAACGAGAGAATAAATACTGTAAAGTAATTTAGGTTATAATGTATTATAATTAAATATTTTATAATTATAATATATGAGTAAAAAATCATTGGCAATAAGAAAAAAACCAGAATTAGAAGAAGAAGATTATACTGAAGAAGTTTCTAAAGAAGAATTAAAGCCACAAATATCTACTCCTAGTGCTGCTACTTCTATTACTATTCCAGAATTTTTAGTTGAAGAACCATATCCATATTTTTATCATACTTGGAATAAATTATTATTATGTGATTTAAATGATACAGAAGAAGTATTTCATATTCGTAATGACAAAGATTTAGTAGAGAATATTTATATTTATAATAAATTAACTCTTGATTATGAAACACAACATAAAAAAAATGGAAATAGTTTGCAAAATTATTATAAAGTTATTCCTCAAACAGGAACAATTAATGTAAATGAATGGAAAGAGGAAGAGAGAATTAATGTAAATAATATAACACCTGTGCTCTTGCAAAAATGCGATAATATTATGACAACATTGCTTTTTATGCCTTTAGATCAGTGTCATGATTTTCGTGGAGGTAGAACATCTGGTTCATCATCATGGGTTACTGAAACCTCAAAAGGTATATTAAAAAAAGATGTTGATATTGAAGATATTACAAATGGAATAACTGCAAATCTATATTCAAATGATTTTATGAATACATTGGTAAAAACAAGTTTTTCAGGAAAACAGAATATAATTGGCATTATGGTAATTGGTGATGATTCTTATCAAACATTATTATCTGCTGAATCAGAGTATAAAATAGGTGAAAATATTCTAGATATTCAAAAAATAATGAATGGTTTTGGTCAAATGATAACAGTTGCAAGTGATATTATGATGAATTGTGATCCTAAAGGCAATAGACAACGCATAGATATTGGTGAAAAAGCTGCGCAAGTTATATTTTTGGGATTTACTTCAGATGGTTGGGATAAAGGAATGCACGATGTTTGGTCAATGAATGAGAAAAAACATGTTTATTCTATTAAAATAGATAGTATAAGACAAACAAATGCGTCTAGTAGTTTAGAAGTCGCATATTCTGGAGATAAAGTAACAGTTATTGATAATATAGTGCCTTGTTATGAAATGTTATATAAAAGTAAAGAAGAAGGTGATGCAAATGCATTTATAAATAATTATCAATTAGAAGATGGTAAAAAATTATCAAAAAGTAATTTTAATGAGTTTTTTACACAGACTAATTTTGATAAGTTATATTCCAACTTTTTGGCAGAATTATATAGAGAAAAAGGAGAAATGCGTGTGGAAGATGATGAAGAAGGTGCTGAAGGAATGGTTGGTGGTGATAATGCTTACCAAAGTTCTGGTGTTGTAAGAGGTGCATCTTATAAATTTTATGGTGTAAGAGCTCCTGATACAAAAACATCAGAGAGAATGACACCTGAGAATAGATTTAGACATATTATATTTGAAAACTTATTTATTGAACTTCTTAAGAAAATCTCTAAAAATATTAGTCCTCAAGTTCATGAAGATTTTAAATATCCTGAAGAAACTAGCAACTGTTCTGAAGAAGGTGTAGAGAGAATAAACGATAGAATTATGAAAGTAAATGCATTATACGAAAATATAAAAGATGCTGTAAATGCAGAAAACATTAAAGATTACAGTAAGGAAGCATATATTGCATTAAAAGATAAAATGGAAACAAATGAAGGTAGAATAATTGTTAAACAATTTGGAACAGTTAATGATATGAACATTGCACCTGTTATAGAGAGAGTAATGGATAGTTTAAATTGTTCAGATAATTGTGGAATAAAAAATATTGCAAAAGCTGAAGAAGAAGGTGAAGAAGGAGGTGAACAAGATGTAGAAGAAGACTCTAGTAGTACAGCTAAATCAAAGGATTTAAGTCCATGCAAACAGACTATTGAAACTAATATTAAAACAGATTTGAATAATAAATATCCTTTTAAGTTTCAAGTAGTTTCAGGAGTTTTAGATAGTTCAATGCAAGGTGGAGAGAATATGCCAGAATATTTTCCACCAGAATTGGATATATTTTTAACTATATTTGATGCAGCTGGAAATCTACAAGGTGCAGTTGTTCGCATGACATTTTTAAAAGTTATTTTAAAGAATACAACAAATACAAAAAATAATGCACGTGTTTATTCGCATTTTGTTTATGTTGGATTTGATGAAATTGCTATGGAGTGTGAAGATAAATTAGGCGAAAACTGGAAACAAAATATTGATCAATATAGTTTTGCATTAAAGCAATTAATGGATTATATTGTTAAAAACACATATCTTTTACCAAGTTTAATAAATAGTTCCTTAAGTAATTTTGAAATTGCATTAAAAGATGGCACATATAGAAGATGGTATTTTTATTTCAGTGATAGTGCAGGTCCTTCTGTATCTGAAGGTATTAATGATATTGTAAAAAAGATTTTTGGAGGTCAACTTGGAATAGTAAGTGATGATAATATAGATGTAAGTGAATCTATTGTTAAAGTAGCTCAACATATTTATATGGATTCTCCAACTTTGAAAGAAGTATTTACACAACAAAGTGGAGCAAATATTCGTAGTTATGCATTTGAAAGTATATTTTTATTAAGAATTAAATATATTGGAGATAAAAGTAGATGTACTGATTCATTATTTTTAAATAGTAATAAATATGCAGAATGCATGCAAATTACAGGAGATGAAAATGCATACTTTACAGCATTAGTAAATGGAGCTTCAACAATTTATTCACCTCCTTCAAAATTTGCGCTTTATTTTGCTCCATATTTTACATATGGTCATGTTGAAATAGAGGCAAAGCCTGGCGATAAGCTCGGCGAACCCTTGGAGCCTGTGGGCAAATTCTTATTAAATGTTCCTATTTATAAAGAAACACTATTAAAAGGAGAAAGTCCATCTGTATTTAAAATTAATACTAGTTCTAGTAAAAAGAAAACAGTTGATACTGATTCTGTAATTCCATTTGAATCTTCTTATGTAAAAGATAAAGGTCCATTAAAAACAGGTGTTGAAGTTAGAACTATTTCAAATGATATTCTAAAATTTATTTTGAATACATTAGATTTTTCTTATTTTACAGCACAATTAAGAAGCAGAAATATTGATGAAGTAATGCAAATTGAAGACCTTTCAAAAAGAACAAAACAACAAAAGGATACAAAAAAAAATATTGATGAATATGTTAGTGACTATAATACATTAGAAAAAATGTATAATGAATTAAAGAATAAAACATTAGGTGGATTTGTAAATGAAATTAAGCGCGCAACTAATTCTCTCAATGGTTCTTATTATTCTAAATTAGTAGAACAGTTAGAAAATGTTTTTGTGGATAATGATTTTATTATTGAACCTGTTACTTTATCTGGAAATGATTTTCAACTTATAAAACAAGATATAACAGAATTTTTAACAAAAGCAATAGAAAGTATGAAAAAAATGATAGCAGTGCCATATGATAAGACAAATCCACCATTATTAATTGATTTAGATGGTAATAATGTTCTTGATAAAAAAGGTAATACAACAAAACTATCAATTGCGGCATACAATAAAATTGTCGATTTAATTCCAATGTATGAATCTAAATTAGCTTCACTTAGGCAAATAGAAGATGCTGAGGATTTGAAGACAGTTTTGAAAGAGTTAAATGAAATGTATATAAAAAATATAATGATTTTAAGTGGTACGCAGAAAAGTATTGCTTTTTGGTCAGAAAAAATTAATGATTATATTAATACAGTTCTATCAATATCAGATATTATAAACCATATTTTGCCAAATATTAAAGCAGTAAAGAGTAAGTTTGCATCTCAAACAAATAAATATGATAAATTTAAACCTGTTATAGAAGATGTACTATCTAAATTACCAGATTTAAGTAAAAAGAAGACTCCTCCTAAAACGGTAACAGTATTTGAAGAGAAACCTGCTATAATAGAAGATAACTCTGTAGTAGAAGAGAAGCCTGTAGTTGAAGAAAAACCGGCTATAGTAGAAGAAAAACCAGTAGATGTAACTTCTAATACTGAGACAGCGCCTATCTCAACTTCTACTGGATGTATTGGAGATAATTGTGTTATATCTGGCGGTGCAAATAATGATAGTTACAGAAAAAATCAAATCTACATTCTTAAATGTTTTTCCGATTTAATTAAATCAAATAGCACAATGTATGCAAATTTGCTTACAGAAAATAAAATTAATTATGCAAATATTGACAATATAGATAAGTTCTGCATTGCTATTTTATTACTTCAAGTATATAATTCTCTCAATAGCTATAATCCAAAAATCAACTCCTTGAATAATATTATAGATGAAATATCTAAATTAGATGAGAAGACTAGTACATTAACAGATGCAATTAATATTAGGAATTATTATTCACCAATTATTAATAATTTCATTGATATTGAATATATGGATCCAGATGCAATTGATTATATATTAAATTTATATAATGTAGAATTGGTTAATAGAGAGAATATTGTTGAAGAAATTTATAATTGGACAAATATATCTTATTATTTGACATTATTTATTTATGAAAATTTGCGTTCTATTAATCTAATAACTCCTGATAATGAAACTACATTTGGTTCTATAAATGCAATGTTTAATGAGTTAAATAGTACAGATATAAAAGATATGTCTGTAATATGTGCTGTATCTGGATATAAAAATGATATTGATTCTTCTGACTTAATTGATGAAGAAGAAAAGATAAATTTAAAAAAGCAAATTACAGATTTAGAGCAATATGAATATGATTCTTTGTATTTAATTAAATCTTGTAATACATTTGTAAATAAATTATCAGGTAATTCATTAAAGCCTTCTCTCTATAATTTTGATACAATAGTTGATAGATTAACTGAAAGTGGAAATGCTGATTTAGCTGTAAAGTTTAATACAATTGAAGTTGCTACACCAAGATTAGAAGTAGCAGCTAAAGGTATAAATTTGAAGAAATATAGTTCACCTATTTCACAGTATAAGCCAATGGTAACACCTAATATTATGATTCCTACAAGGCAACTCGGAGTTCAAGCAGCAGGAACATATAAAGTGCATCGTATTAGAAAAGTTGGTAAAACAAGAGGAAAAGTAAACGGTAAACGCTCTAACAAAAAAACAAAACAAAGAAAACAAAGAAAATCTCGTAAATATACTAGACGGGCTCTTTAAGTTATTTATTAAATAATAAATTTAAATAACTTAAACAAACGCAGTTTTTACATACCAAAAGTGGAGAAATCACTTAAGACTGGTTGTGGTAAGTATGCGCTGTCAATTGCGCTGTAATTTGGCACCTTTTTGCATTCAAATGAAGGTTCTGGGCATCTGGCACAGGGAGCGCAAGGAGGACATTTGGATTCTTTATCTGGATCATTAGAAGAAGATGTAATAGAGGGGCAAACAGGGCAAACTGGTGGAACAACTTGAGATTTAAGTATATATAAATCTTCTTGACCTGATGGAATTTGGTTTGCTGGGATGCCAGGAGGCAAAGAGTTATAATAATCAGAATTGCTACTGCTGCTGCTAGATGATGTAGTACCTGCAACAGTAGTGCCTTGTGGTCCTTGAGCATAATATGCAGTGTTACCTTGAGGTCCAGTTACTGCACCGGCACTGCCACCATTTTGTCCATTATATGTTGTTGCGCTACTACCGTATGCAGTGCTATAACTACTAGATTGAACTGGAGTGCCTGTACTACCGTAATATTGAGTGGATGTTATGGGAGTTGAAGTGGTTGAAGTGTAAATTCTCGTTTGTCCATTAGGTAGTGTTACTTTAATTGCCATACCGCTACTTGTGGTAATAACAGTTGCTGTAAAATTTGAGTAAGAACCACTAGTAACATATATATTTGGATTATTTGGTTGAGGAACTAAAATAATTGGATTTGCAGTATTATATTGCGTTAATTTCAAGTTAATTGTTCCATTTGCGTTTAATACAACAGTAATATTATTACCACTTCCATCGGTATAAACGGCTCCTGATTGTAATTGAGAAGATGTGCTTGTTCCGCTATAATGGTTATAATTGTCAAATGTGGAACTATAAATATTGCTTATGGTTTGAGCAATATTATTACTGCCGTCAATATTAATAGTGCCACCGCTTGGATCAGTTTGAACTTTAATATCAAACCCTTCTTGGCCACAATAGCCTCCTAAAAAGGAACATAATACTAAACCTAAAAGTAAAATTAAGAAAAGAAATAATGCGTCTGTATTCATTGTATAATTTATATAGTGAAAAAAGTTTATTGTTATTATTAATATTATTAATTATAAAATTGATATAAAATTAAAAGTAATAACTAAATGTATACTAAAATGAAGACAGATTACGAGTGTGCAACTATTATTGATGATTCTGATACTGAGTCATCCGATGAAGAATATATTTTAATGCCAAAAGCAAAACCTATTAAAAAAAGAGTTACTAAACCTCAAGTAGTATTAAAAAAATGCCATAATGAAGTAGAAAACGTATATGAGATTGGTGTGGATGAAGCAGGACGAGGTCCTATGTTTGGCAGAGTTTATACTGCAGCCGTTATTTTACCTAAAGATGATAGTTTTGATTGTTCTATGGTAAAAGATAGTAAAAAATATCATTCCAAAAAGAAGATTGAAGAAGCAGCGCAATATGTAAAAGAACATGCGCTAGCTTGGTATGTATCATTTGAAGATGAAAAAAAGATTGATGAAATTAATATTTTACAGGCTACTCAACTATCAATGCATAATTCTATTAATCAAGTTAGAAAAAATTTAAATAATAAATTTAAATTAGATGAAAAAGAAGAAAGAATAGACTATTCTTATAGTTTATTAATTGATGGTAATTATTTTAATCCGATTACATATGTAAATAAAAAAACAAATAAATTAGAATTTATTCCTTATACAACTATTGAAGGTGGTGATAATAAATATGCATCTATTGCAGCTGCATCTATTTTGGCAAAGGTTGAACGTGATAAATACATTGACGAGTTATGCGAACAAAATCCTACATTGTCCGAATATTATGGGATTGATTCAAATAAGGGTTATGGTGCAAAAAAACATATGGATGGAATTAAAGAACACGGCATTACCATTTGGCATCGACGTACATTTGGTATTTGTAAAAATTATGTTTAAGTGAATCGTGCGGTCTTTAAGTTATTTTAATTTAGTATTTACAAAATAACTTAAAGACTAATAAATAAAATTGATTTTTTATTTTACAATTTAAATAACTTAAAACACTAAGAAGAATAACAAGTATTACATGATTGTTTTAGTATTTGATACAGAGACTACTGGATTGCCTGAAACCAAAATTATAAACCCAGATACATTAAATTTATGGCCACATATTGTTCAATTAAGTTATGTTATATATGATATTGATAAGAATATTTTAGTTGATGTAAATGACTCTATTGTAAAAGTAAAGGATGGTATAACTATTTCAGAAGAATCCTCAAAAATACATGGAATAACAAATGAGATATCTAGTATGTCTGGACTCGAAATTGAATTAATATTTTCTGAATTATTTTATCATTTAAAACAAGTTGATCTTATTGTAGGACATAATGTTACATTTGATATTAATATAGTAATGGTCGAATTATTGCGCCTAATTTATTCAGGTGACAAGAAAATTTCTGAATCAGAATTAATAAGTTATAAACATTATTTGCATTTTATATCCAATGCAAAAAATGTATGTTGTACTATGAAAATGGCAAAAGATATATGTCAAATTAAAGCAATCAGCAAAATTGGAAATGAATATTATAAATTTCCTAAGTTAATTGAAACTCATCAACATTTATTCACTGAAACTCCAAATAATCTTCATAATGCATTAAATGATATATTTGTTACATTGCGTTGTTTTTGTAAAATAGCATATGATATTGATTTATATGAAAAAAGCATTAACTTTAAAAAGTATGCAAAACACATAAATTTATATTAATTTATGCCGAGCAACTTTCGCAAATATCTTCCGAAGAATTATTTTCTTTTTTCTCTGGCTCAATTGTAAATTGCTGCGCCTGATGCCTTGCCTTTCTTCTTAAATAGTAAATTCCTGTTTTAAGTCCTTGTTTCCAAGAATAAAAATGCATTGATGTTAGAGAGTTGTAAGTTGGGTCTTCCATCCATAAGTTTAGACTTTGACTTTGACATATAAATGCACCTCTATCTGCAGCCATATCAATTAAATGCTTCATTGGAATTTCCCAAACTATCTTATATTTATTTCTAATGTGTTCTGGTAATAAACTTAATTGTTGAATAGAACCCTTATTTGCAATAATATTATTTTTAATTTGTTCATTCCACATTCCAAGTTTAATTAATTCTCTCATTAAATATTTATTTACTACTACAAATTCACCAGCAATCGTTCTTCTCGAATATAAATTGCTAGTGAATGGCTCAAAACATTCATTAAATCCTAGAATTTGTGATGTAGATGCTGTTGGCATTGGCGCAACTAAGAGAGAATTACGTAAACCATGTTTTATAATATTTTGTTTTAAAGTGACCCAATCATATCGGTTTGGAGTTGGTTCCTTAGACCACATATCAAATTGCAGAATACCTTCAGAAGCAGGAGAACCATTAAAAGAAGAATATGCACCACAAAGTGATTGTGGTCCTTCAAAACGATTATTAAGTCTTGACCAAATATATTCTTTGTCATACAAATTTTCAGTTAGTTCGGATATAGATGTTTCTCTAATTATTTTTTCTCTATCAATAGCAATTTCATTACTTCTCTCTAATGCAGCATGATAAATAGTTTCAAATATAAGCTTATTTACTATTTTTGCCTCTTCAGAATGAAATGGAATGTCCATTAAAACAAATGTATCGGCTAAACCTTGGACGCCAATACCAATAGGTCTATGACTTAAATTGCTCTTTCTACATTTTTCAGTTGGATAAAAATTAATGTCAATAACACGATTTAAATTATTTGTAATAACCTTAGTAACTTCGTGTAATTTATCATAATCAAACTCTTTTGTGGTCTCATTTACAAAAGATGGTAGCGCAATTGACGCTAAGTTGCAAACGGCTGTTTCTTTATCGTCAGAGTATTCTGTAATTTCGGTACATAAATTAGAACTCTTAATAGTGCCAATATTTTTTTGATTTGATTTAATATTTATAGTATCCTTATATAAAATATATGGTGTACCAGTTTCCATTTGTGCATCTAAAATCTTAAACCATAAATCACGTGCATTTACAACTTTTCTAGCCTTTCTATTGGCTTCATATTGTGTATATAATTCCTTAAAATTATTACCATATACGTCGCTTAATCCAGGACATTCATGAGGACACATTAGAGACCATTTACCGTTTTCCTTTACACGCTCCATAAAAAGATCGGACACCCATAATGCATAAAATAGGTCACGCGCTTTTAGTTCCTCATCTCCGTGGTTCTTTTTAAGTTCCAAAAAGTCTTCAATGTCTGCATGCCACGGCTCCAAATAAATGGCAAATGATCCGTTTCTTTTGTTCCCTCCTTGATCTACATATCTAGCAGTATTATTGAATACACGCAACATTGGAATAAGACCATTTGAGGTACCATTTGTTCCTTGAATATGTGAACCCTTTGCGCGAATATTATGAATATGAAGTCCTACTCCGCCAGCCCATTTTGAAATATGTGCACAATCCTTTAATGTACTGAATATTCCATCGATACTGTCATCTTCCATTGCAATTAAATAACAACTTGACATTTGAGGTCTAGGTGTGCCAGCATTAAATAGTGTTGGTGTTGCATGAGTAAAATATTTTAATGACATTAAATCATATGTTTCTTTAACTAATTGAAGCGCTTTTTCTTTAGTATAACTATTATCTGTATATCCATGAATGCCAATTGCAACACGCATCCACATATGTTGTGGTCTCTCTATAACTATATTATCACATTTAAATAAATAAGAACGTTCTAATGTTTTAAATCCAAAATAGTCAATCAAGTAGTCTCGTTCATAATCAATCATATCTTCAATTTCTTGAGTGTATGTAGCAACAAACTCAAATAGCGCATTTGATAATAATGGTTTCTTTTTCCCATTAATATCTCTAAAATTATATAATCTGTTTACTACCATATGAAAATTTGGATCGGTATTTTTTTGGTGATTAGATATAATTATACGACCAGAAAGTATTCCATAGTCAGGATTTAGCGTAGACATAGAAGCACATTGTTCTGCAGCTAATTCATCAATTTTTGAAGTAGGAATTTTGTCATATAATTGATCTATTACTTTCATAACGAGAGAAGAATAGTTAATATTGATTTTAGCTTCTTGTCCCAATTTCTTTACTCTTTCTAATATTTTATCAAATGAAATATCTTGCAATTTGCCATTTCTTTTTGTTACACGCATCTCATTATTATTTTCCATTATAATTATTTATTCTATTGTTATTTTTAAACCAGTTTTTATATTATTCTTTAAAATAATATAAAATATATAAATTATATATATGAATAAATTTATATTTTTAGCTGTAATTATAGTTTTAGCTCTAGGAATACCCATTTTTTTTAATATGTCTATCTCTCTTGAAGGATATTCTAACTATTCTTTAGGTAAAGCATCTGGAGACTATCCTGACACCCAAACAAGTGTTTTACTTCAGGACACATATCCAGCAATTGGTAAAAATGAATTGTCAAATCAATCTGCAAATACTATGTGGCAACGTTATCCTATTTTTAAATTAGGTTCTTATGAACAAACCACTAATAATATTAGATACCCAAATAATCCTGATGATGCTCGTTGTACTCCTGCTAACTTCTGTTATGCGGTTTATAATGATAAAGATATGGGTTCAAACATTGTTAAACCATTGCCACCTTTAGATCCAAATGCAGGAACACGTATTGGATATTTTGATACTGATGAAAACTTAATGACATTTAGAACCAATATGCAAAATATTTTATATTAATCAAGTTTTACAATTTTAGTAAAATTAAGCAGACAACCTTTTGATTCTTCTATAAATGGTTTTAATCCAGTATCTTTCTTTTGTTTTTTATTTGGAGCTCTATGTTCATAACCAGTTATGCGTTCTTCTTCAATAATTTTCCATACTTTTTCTATTTGTTCTATATTATTTTTAAACCATTCGCGATTTCTTAAAACTAATATACAACTTAGCTTATCTAATTTCCAATAAATAAATTTTAAAAATATGTAATCATATTCTTCTGATTGATATTTTTCAAGCATCTCTTCTTCCCATTTTTCTATTTGTTCACTTGATTTTAAATTTAATGGTTGATAAACGTAAAATGGTGTACCATCTTTTTTATGAAAGTTAATAATTGTTCCTGAATACAAAGGATTTGATGTATCATTTTTGTAACTATTATAATCAGGATATTCAACAAATTTAGTTTCTAAAAAATCACATTCATCTAAGTCACAAACTTCCATTTGTAACTGCATTTGAACCCAATATTCTTTTTTAGGTATTCCAGTTATTTCTCTACTAACTGGATTTTTAATTTCAAGCATTCTACCATAACGACCAGTTTCTGATTTTATAATAATACCATCAGGAGAAGCACCTAGAAATTTATAGTTACGATGTTGAATACAACCAAAATCTTCTACTTGTGAATTATACATATATTCATAAATCATAACAGATAAAGGTTCATACTTTTGTCCCCAATGCATTGCCGTATTTGTATTTACCATTTTAATTTCTTTATCATCGTTTTCATTTTCTTCAAATATTTTTAGAGGTTGACATTTTTCATAAATAAGTTGATTAATTGATGCTTGTGAATCAAGAGCCTTATATGCATTACTTGCTGTAATTAAATTCCAACGAAATGCATACCACTCAGGAGTTCTTTGGGTAGGTTGTATTATATTACGTAATAAATCAATTTTCTTTTCAATTTCATTTATTACAGTTTCATCTACCTTATTATCATTATTTAAATTAGCTTGATATTCATTTATTGAACGTTCTGGATAGAAAGTTGTTATAAATATATTAAATGCATCTTCAAGAAGATCATTCATATCATCTTCAATATCATCACCATTATCAATATCATCTATATCTTCTTCAAATTGTGCATAAAAAATATCTTTAATATCTTCTAATAATATTTCATAAAAGTTTGGTTCTGAAATAGCGTTAGGATTACATTGCGTATATTCATCCATTAAATGCAATGCGGTTTCAACTAATTCAACTGCATATTCTTCTGTAAATATAGATGGCTCTTCATATTCTTCAAATACTAATGTATCCAAAATACATTTAAGAACTTCTAGATCTTTTATCTTAACTATTTCAAACATACTGCTTTATATATATTACTTTAAATGTTTTTAATATAATTAATTTATTTATATTAAATAACTTAGTTTTATTTCATTCATTATTTTCATCATCATCTTCATCAGAATCAGTAGTTATTGCAACTTTATTTTTAATAGTACATTGAGTTTTTTTTACAGCAAGAGATTTTAATGTTGAAATACGCTTATCTATATTTTTTAATGTAAAATGTTTATTTGCTTTTGTATATACTAATGCAGGAATCTCTTTAACAATGCCTGTATCCTTATCATAAATAACATCTTTAACTCTTGCTAGTTTTTTCTTATCAAGACAATCTTTTAAAAATGTTAATAATGATTTTGATTCTTCTGCAGTCATATTTTTCTCTTTAGAATAAGTTTCTACAAAATCAATTAATTTTTTGGTTTTAATAGTTTTATTTAATTTGCACCATGGTTCACTGCTATTATTATTTTTTTCTGTTTCAAGAAATTTATCTAAATTAGATAAATCATTTGATGATTTAGTTTCAACTATAGGTGCACCATTTAATAACATTGTTTTATATTTAATATTTTTAAGCTCTTGACATTCATTCTTTTCATTATCATTCTTTATAGCTTCAGTATTTTCTTCCATTCTATATATTAATATAGAGTTATAAGTTTAACTTACTTTCGTAAAATATATATTTATTAACCAATTTTTATATTGCTTAAAAACAATATATATATTTATTATATAATCATTAAATGTTAGAAGAAGAAGCACATAAGAAAATAGTTATCTCAGGAATAAATAATTGTTATCAAATAAAAAAACTAATAAAACCAAAAAATGTAAATGAAAATAAAAAACGAGTTGAATCTGAAAAATGGACATTTGATGAATCTTATTATGAATATAGTTCCCAGCTTAAAATATTAATTGATCTCTCGAATAATTTAAATAATGAAGTATCAAAGATAGTTGTGCAAGAAATTAATAAGAAAATTAATGGCTATAAACAACAAGATAAGCTTAAAAAAATATTAGATGAAAATAAGTTTTTAACATTTAAAACCGTTTTACAGAAATTAATCGAATATGAATTAAAATGTCATTATTGTAAAACAGAATTAAAGATTTTATATGATATATCAAGACAAATGACACAATGGTCTGTTGATAGAATAGATAATGATAAAGGTCATAATAGTGATAATTTTTATATAGCATGTTTAGATTGTAATTTAAAAAGAAGACGAAGAAGTGATGATAAATTTTTATTTACAAAACAAATGAAACTAGTTAAAGTTGATAATGATAATAATGATAAAAGTAATAATAATAATAATAATAATAATAATTCTTCGTTAGATTGATAATATTAAATAATCTTATAATATTATTAACAAAATGGATTGTCAAAAATGTTTAGAAGAAAACAAAAGAAGTATTGAAGAAAATGGATATGGTTATGGTTATATTGGTAAGAGTTACGATTGCCAAAGACATAATCCTCAAAAGCAAAATAGCGCTACTTTAAAATGGACAGACGGTCAACCATATGAGAGATCACGTCGTTTAAAGCATATTCAAGAAATAGAAAATAAAGAATTTAGTGCTAAAATGAATACAGATGCGTATACTTCGGCGTTAAATCATGATGAGAATACTTGGGGAATTATGAACGAAAGTATTTATGGAAGTGGATTTAAAGTATCTAATAAGAGAGAAGAATTAGATTCAAAAATAAATGAAAGAGATATGGTACAACAAATAGGATTTAATCCTTTTTTAGGAGAAACCAATTATGTTAATGACATTTCTATAAGAGATCAGTTTCTAAAACCAGTTAATACAACACAAGGAGAAACTCGCATTTCAAGTAGCAATAATAATTATTAATTTAAAATATATATATAATATAATATGGATTCTAAATTTAATTTAAAGAGTTTAGATATATCGAAATATATTTATTTTAATCCAACTAAAATTGCTTCAATTGATGATATAAAAACTATAGTAGAATTAGATAATACTTTTAAATTACAAAATGAAGCAAATGTAAATGATAATTATGCAAATTTAAGTGACTATATTTATAGAAATATTAGAAATTCAAATTTTTTATGTAAAGGATTAAATCCTAACTATGTAAAGGATGCGTTTACAACATCAGATGCAGTTTTAGTAATTTCTTCAAGCGGTGTTGAACTTATGCCAAATGGAAATATTTTTGGATTTGCTCTACTAATTTTTGATCAAACAGATAATTCAATTTATATTGATGTTATTTGTTCTCATAGCGGTATAAAATATGCAGGAGAAGTAATGATTAATAAAGTACTTGAGTTATGTGAAATACTTTTAATAACAAAAATAAAACTAAAGTCAGTTACTTCTGCTATTCCCTTTTATGAAAAATACGGTTTTGTTAAAAAAGGTTTGTGTCCTGGTAGTGATCAATTATGTGAAATGGAGAGAATTTATAAAAAGAAGGCTATTGGCGGCAAAAGACAAACCAATAAAAGAAAAAAAACTAATAAAAGAAAAAAAGCAAAAAAAAGCAAAAGAACAAATAAAAGAAGATAAACTTATAATAATTATTAATTTAAATATATTAAATCTTAACTATTTAAATTAATTTAAAGTGATTTTGAACACATTGTGTACATTAAACGGTTAATAAAGTATGCAAGAAAAATATTAAAAAGTAATAATAATCCTCCAGTAAAAACTCTAACATTTAACATTGTATAGTTCTTAAAGATCCAAAAAATATCGGCAACTAAAGCAAATACCAAAAGACCAAAAAATACCATAGACATAAAAAGAAAGTATACACATGCATCCTTTGATAAAGGTCCAAAAAATCTATCCATAAAATCAGACATTATATACTATAAATACATTTTTAAATATCAATATTTTACAAATATTAATAAATATTAATAAATATTTTTAATAATATAATTTATTCAATAAACAACTTAAATAAGTATTCATCATTTTAAGATAATGAACGCGGTTCCTGCTTACAGTACTCAAAATGAATTATTGCTAAATAATTTAATGGATTTTTATAAAAATGAAACATATTTAACTAAAATGTTAAAAATTATTACTGGTGAATCTAAAATCTCTCTTCGTATTGTTGATTGGTTTGCTACTAATTATGCTAAAAAGAATTATACATTATATAATATTAATGACATATATGGCAATGCAATTCGTTTTAAGGTTTACTTTGATTATAAATTGAAATTAAAAGCATATAGTAAAGTTCGTTTTGATCCATTTTGTCGCTGGGAACGCATCAGCATTCCTTACAAGAACGGAACATGTATTGAGACCACGATCGGACAATTAAATTTTTTTAAATGGGCTCTTGAAAATAAAGTTATTGATTATATTGAGAGCAATTACGATGTGATTGAGAATGATATGAATAATAGAAATAGCACATCAAAGAGAAAAGAAGCTGGCAATGGAGATAATGCAAAGACACGAAAAAAGAGAGAAGAATTATCAATTTCTGCTGTAAAAAGTGTTAAAAAAGAAGAAGTTGAAATTGTTGTACAATTTCGTTAAAAAATAATGCTTTTGATTTTAAAAGTAAAAATGATATAAATAAAAGTAATTAATTTTATATATTTAATATATAAAATGAATGATATGCAGAAGCGTTTTTTATTGTTTTTAATAGGTTGTATTGGTGTAAGAACATTATTTGTTTTAATAGCTAAAATGTCAAATACTTATTATTTACAATTGCTTGGTTATTTAGCGCTGCTACCTGCAATAGGGTTTATTTATATTTATTTAACAGGTTCTAGACAAGTTGGCGCGGAAGTATTTGGAGAGAAAATATGGTGGAATAATTTAAGACCAATCCATGCTTTTCTCTATTTATTATTTTCATATAATGCTATTAATGGTAATAAAATGGCTTATCAATACTTATTAATTGATGTAATATTTGGATTATGTGCATTTTTAGTCTTTCATTATAAAAATGGTGATTTTAAAAAGGCATTTAATTAATAACTTTGCGTAATAATAACATAAGCTAAAAATATTCCAAAAAAGTTTTTGGCAAATAAGTCTAATATATTATAAAATGTATTTTTAATGTAATAAGGAAATATAGCAGCAACACCATATAATGACCAAAAGAAGAAAAAGTAAAAAAATAATTTCCAACCAGAATTATCAAAATTTACATAATTAATAAAAATTAAATAATAATAAATTAAAAATGGAATAAAACCTAAAAATACTCCCAAAAGTGTTGATATTATTTTACTTTCACCTAGATAACCAAATAAAAGCATTAACCAATTTAGTATTAAAATATGACTAATAGTATTAAAATTGTCATTAAATACTTGGAAAAAATCCAAATTTGAAATAGCCTTATTATTTAAATATATTAAATAAATAATTAGAGTTACTAACATTGTTGGTGTAGTTATAACCCAATCAATATATCTTTTAGGTGTTACATTTGTTATAGTATTAAAATTATAAAGTAACCAAAAGTAAAATGTTCCTTCAATTACTTGAACTAATAATTCTAAAATTAAAAGTTGTTTGATTATATTAACTGCTAATGGAACTTTTATAGATAATGCAAAAATATCAAATATACCAGTTAATACTTGAATAATAATTGATAAACCGAGAGAAAAATAAAAGTAATCTTTATTCATACAATGTATTTATATTTTAACATTTAAATATGTTAAATATTTAAAAATTAATTGCTTATTAATAATAATGGGAGGTTCTCAATCAATACAAAAAATAAATTATGAAGACATTCAATATATTTTAAAAAATAAAAATTCTGGTATTTTAATTAACACATTGAGAGAAGAAGAACAAGAATGTTTAATTATAAATACTGTCAATATTCATAAAGAAGTTGAATTAATTAATCAATTTATTAAAAATAGCAAAAAACAAATTAAAATTATTATTTATGGTAAAAATGCAAATGATGAAAAAATATATGAAAAATATAGTCAATTAAGTTCTCTCGGTTTCTATAATATTTATATTTATCCTGGAGGATTATTTGAATGGTTATTGCTACAAGATATTTATGGAGCTGATGATTTTCCTACTACTAAAAAGGAATTAGATATATTGAAGTATAAACCAAATAAAATTTTAAATGTTCCATTACTTGAATACTAGAAAATATATTATTAAGGTGCATTTAAACATAAATTAGATAATTCATCAGCTCTTTTATTATTTATTCTATAAATATGAGTAAATGTTATTGTATCAAATTGTTTTTCTAGACTCTTTGCTTTATCATATAATTTATATAAAGTTTCTGATTTAACTTTATATTCGCCCGTCATTTGTTTTATTATAAGTAAACTATCGCCTTCTACAGATAAGTTTTTAATTTTAAATTCAATTGCTTTTTCTAGACCCATAATTAGTCCATTATATTCTGCCTCATTATTTGTACTTTTAGAACCAATATATCTACTTTCACCCCATATTTCCTTTTCATAATTAAATATAACTGCACCTGAACCTGCTAATCCTGGATTTCCTTTACTGCAGCCATCAAATTGAAGCAAATATTCTGGTTTTGGTGCTGCGTAATCCTTTAAAGCATTTTTAATTTTTGGAAACATTCTTCTATACATTACAGATTAATAATTAATAATTAATATATATTAATTCTCTCAATTTTAATTTATATTTATTTAATTGGTTTAAATAAATATCTACGAATGTAATATAGATATGTTTTTGAAACTATTTTTATTTCTCTCCTTTCTTCTAAACATAGTCTACTCTGATACTGAATGTCCTACACCAATAAATTATAGTGTTGACAACCGTTCTGATAAATCTAAATTACGTTTAGTTCAATATAATGTTGAATGGCTTTTTATCGATTATTATAGCAATGCTAATTGTCCTGGTGCTGGATGTTCTTGGCCTAATACTAGTGCTGCACAAATGCATTTATCTTATGTTTCAAAAGTTATTAAAGATTTAAATCCTGACATCATTAATTTTTGCGAGATTGAAGGTTGTGATGAGCTTAATATGCTTAAGGATTCTCTCAATGATGCTACTTATACACCTTATTTAATTAAAGGTACTGATACAAGCACTGGTCAAAATGTAGGAATGTTAACGCGTATAAATCCACTTGTAAGTCTTTATAGAACTGAAAATAAATATAGTTATCCAATTGCAGGATCTAAATGTGGATATACTGGAACAGGTTCAACTGGTGTAAGCAAACATTATATAACAGAATTTAAGATTGGTACAACAAACCTTGCACTTATTGGCGCACACTTTGTTGCCATTCCAACTGAAGCTTCAAGATGCTCACAGAGAGAAGGACAAGCATCTATATTACAACCTATTATTGCTGATTATATTAAAAAAGGTTATGAAGTAATTATGATGGGTGATTTTAATGATTTTGATGGACAAGTTTTAGACGTAAATAACAATCAACCTACATCACAAGTTTTAAATATTCTTAAAGGTGAATATGGTGCATATAAAGGCCAATATACTCTAACAAGTGTCGCTGAAAATGTGGTGCAAAGTCAAAGATATAGTGATTGGTATGATTCAGATAGCAATTGCAATACGCAATCAAGTAAGGATTATTCAATGATAGACCACATTTTAGTAACAAATGGAATAAAAAATAAGATTACAAATGTTAATTTTTATCATGGATATAGCGAATATTGTGGCACATTTAATTCAGATCATTATCCAGTCGTAATTGATTTAAATATGTAATAAAATAACAGTTTTGTTTTAATGTCTTCTCTTTTTATAAGTTTTACGTCTATAAATTTTTTTTCTATAAGTTTTTCCAAAGCGCTTGCCCGAGACTTTGCTTCTTCTTCTACCACGACCACCTGCAGATATAATAATAGGCAATAATCCGCGGTCAAAATATCTTGATTCAGGATTTTCATCTTCTTCTTTTGATGCAGGTGGTTTCATAGTTATACCAATTCTAATTGTTTCAAACATTTTATCAATATCTTCTGCAGGCAAATATTTTTCATAAACTTGTCTAAATTCTTCTCTCTGACCATTCTTAACTAATCCTCTAATAAAAGACGCAGAATAAGCAGAAGGATCTATATCTGCAATACTACGGTCACCTAAACCAGATGCCTTTAATGCGGTCATTCCTTCTCTTCCCAATATTAATCCATCAATTGAACTTATGTAATCGTATTTTTTAAATGTATCTACAATAGTATCTAAAAAGTCGGCTCTATCTCTTCCAACAATAAAAAACATATTAATTTTTGGCACACCTCTATCTATAAAATCTCGTCTAATAATACTATTAATAAATGAAAATGGACTCCCTGTAGAACATAATACAATAACTTGTAAATTTTCAATTTGTTCACGTCTTCCTCCTCCTACAATTACACAATTACTACCAAAGCAATCTTTTTTAGGCTCAGTAGTTTGAGTTGCTTCTGTTGCTTGAGGTTCTCTAGAAGCTGCAGAAGTAGAAGCTGATGTTCTTTCCATTTCTTTAGCTATTAATTCTCTCTTATATGCAGCAATCATTTCTTCTAATGCACGTAATTTGTATAATGAACTTGAACTATTTGTTATACTATCCATAATCACTCCATCAGCTTTATTTTTTGGTTTTGGTATAGTATCCGCACTGCAAGGCATTGGATTTTTACCATCTACTGAGCTAGATGTTATTATGTATGCTTTTTCAGAGCCTAATTCAATAGCCTTATCAATTAAATTTTTGATTAATACTAAATGACCTGGAGTTGGAGGATTCATTCTAACAAAAGAAAAAATGAATGTATTATTTGGTCTATATTGAATACTCATTATATATTATTTAAATATTTTTATTTAATTACAAATAAATCTGTCAATATTGTCTATCCATGTTTCTAATTGCATCTTATTTTCATAAATATCTACATTGCCATTTAAAATAAGTTGTTCTGTGCATATTTTTTTACTTGTAAATTCATTCAACATATTATCATGATAATTACTACAATTCTCTAAATAAGATAATGGAATATTAGCCTCGCCATCTCTTGAACGTTTTGCTATTCTTTGATAACATACATTTGCATCAGTTTTAACATAAATTACTTTATGTACAGGAAATTCTTGAGAAAATGTATCAAACCAATTTAAATAAATTTGATAAGTAATATCTTCCATTTTTTCTGAATCATAAAGCATCTTTGCAAATACTAATTTATCAGTATATAAGCTTCTTTCCGTAATAAATATTATTTTTTGTTCAGATTTTCCAATGGCTTTTAAAGAATCTCTTAGAACTTTAAGACGAGAAATATACGCCATCATTTGAAATGCAAACGAATATTTAGATTGATCGGCATAAAATTTTTCTAACATAGTAACACCATTTGCATCTCTAATTTTTTCCCATTCATCGACAGGTTCTTTTAAAAATACAATATATGCCTTATCTCTATAATGATCACGTAAATTAGCTAATAATGTTGACTTACCTGACCCAATATTGCCTTCAATAGAAATCACAATAAAATTGTTTTGCATTGACATCTTTATTATATATTTATATGTTTCTTTTTGTTTAAATTCTTTCATTTCAATTTTAAAAAAAATTGATTAAATTAAATAAATATAAAGAATTAGTATTAATAATAACTATATTAGATATTTAAAATGGATTTAAAACAAAGAAAGCTAAATAAGTCTGAATGGGACTCTATTGAAATATCAGTTTCAAAGGCAGAAATTGATATTTTAAATATGATTATTAAAGGTTATCATGATGTAAATATAAAAGTTAATAATAATAACTCATTATTTACATTCTTAAAAATTGAATACTCTGAAAAGATGGAAGACTATTTATTTAATAAATATATGCGTTCATACAGCGATCGCATTGAAAAAGATATAAAGAGATTAGATCCTGAGTATAAAGTTATGAAATTGAGTGGTATTTTAAAACTAAATTCTGCTGACAGAATTAGAGTTGATAGATTTGATGAAGAATCTATTAAAGATAATGATATTTATGAATTTGTTTTATTAGAACATATTGAAAATTTATTAAAATATAAAGTGTTAGGAAATGCAAAATTATTCAATTTTCATTATTACACGATTTATGTATTAATTAGGAATAATATTGCAAGATTAAATAGACATGTAATTTATTTGGCCAATTTAGTATTAGATAAATTTGAAGAAGATATAAATAAATTAACTATTATTGAAAATGCTGTTGAATTTATTGAGAAAAATACAAATTTGTTAAAATATGGAGATTTAACATTATATCAACATCAAAAAGATATATTTACTGTTTTTAAGACACCCAATCCTAAATTAGTTTTATATATGGCTCCAACTGGAACTGGAAAAACAATGACACCAATTGCGCTTTCAGAACAAAAAAAAATTATATTTGTATGTGCTGCAAGGCATGTTGGTTTAGCATTGGCTAGAGCTGCAATTTCAATGAAGAAAAAAATTGCATTTGCGTTTGGTTGTTCATGTGCAGATGATGTTAGATTACACTATTTTGCGGCAAAAGTATTTACTATAAATAAACGCACTGGTGGAATTGGAAAAGTAGATAATAGTGTTGGTAATAATGTAGAAATAATGATTTGTGATATTAAGTCCTATTTACCAGCTATGTATTATATGCTAGCACATTTTAATACAGAAGATATTATATTATATTGGGATGAACCAACTATAACAATGGATTATGATAAACATGAATTTCATGCAACTATCAGAAAAAATTGGAAAAAAAATGCTATTCCAAATGTTGTATTATCTTCAGCTACATTGCCAAAAATGAATGAATTATCGGAAACTATTCCTGATTTTATGAGTAAATTTCCTGGTGCCGAAGTATGTAATATTGTTAGTCATGATTGTAAAAAATCAATTCCTATTGTTAATAAAGATGGATTTGTTATTTTACCTCATTATTTACATGAAGATTATAGTAAGACATTGGAAGTAGCTAAACATTGTAAAGATTATATGACTCTTCTGAGATATTTTGATTTAAAAGAAGTAGTAAAATTTATTGGTTATGTAAATAATAATGGATTTGGAACAGCAAAAACGAATATAGATAGACATTTTGAAACAATAAATGATATTGATATGAAAAATATTAAAACATATTATATATTCTTGCTCAGTAATATTATAAAAGATAAATGGCCAATTGTTTATAATCATTTTAAATTAGGAAGACAACCTCTAATCTTAGAAAATACTAAAATTGATGCAAAAGGTAATCGAATTAAAAAAACAAGAAGTGTTAATCCTTCAGAAACAAATAATATTCAAGGTTCTTCTCTTATAAGAATGGCTAGTGAAAATCCTTTTACTTCGCAAAAAGCAGAACCACTTCAAGGTACATCAGGCGTTTATGTTACTACAAAGGATGCATATACTTTAACAGATGGTCCAACTATATTTATTTCAAATGATATTGAAAAAATAGCAAAGTTTTGCGTTCAGCAAGCAAATATACCTTCTACAATTATGGATGATATAATGAAAAAGATTGAATATAATAATAGTATTAATGAGAAATTATTTGAATTAGAAACTGAATTTGACGCAATAAAAGAAGAATCAGAAAAACAAATTAGAAATGAAGTTAAAAGTTTTGGCGATGGAAAAAAAGTTTCTGGAAGAAATAAAACTGGAAAAGATCTTAATAAATTTGGAAGAGATATTCCTGATGGAGTAGCTAGAACTGGTACAAATAGTTTAAATAAATTAACAGAAGAAATTAATGCTTTAAGAGCAATGATTAAAACAGCTACTTTAAATGACGGTTTTGTTCCAAATAAAAAAATGCATTTAGATAAATGGGCTGAAGGAATTGAATATAATAGTGCGTTTACTAGTAATGTTGATGATAATTTTGTTTCTGATATTATGGCATTAAAGGGTGTTGAAAATTTATGGAAGGTTTTATTAATGATGGGAATTGGTGTATTTATTAATCATGAAAATATTACTTATACTGAGATCATGAAAAAACTTGCTGATCAACAGAAATTATATATGATTATTGCATCGAGTGATTATATTTATGGTACAAATTATCAGTTTTGTCATGGTTTTCTAAGTAAGGATTTAAATTTAACTCAGGAAAAGATTATTCAAGCTATGGGTAGAATTGGTAGAAATAATATTCAGCAAACTTATACTGTGCGTTTTAGAGATGATGATCAAATTGCAAAGCTATTTACATCTGATACTGAGAAACCTGAAATTATAAATATGAATAAATTATTTAATACACATAAAGTAGTCTTAGAAAATGGCGTATACATGGAAGTCCCTGATGACTTAGAAGATGATTTTGGACAAGCAGAAGATGAGAATGAAGATGATGATGAGTAAATATTATAATTTAAAATAAAAAATAGAAATATATAAATTTATTTTTTATTTTTATCTTGGTGCAGGAGGAGTATTATTACTTTGATAAGCCTCAATATTATCCGGAATTTTAAGACTTAATATATTTCTATTTGGTTTTATTTTTATATGGAATAAAATATCTTTACAATTCTCTCCAAATACATCTCGAATAGTATAATAATTACTTGGTTCTAGATCATAAATATTTTCAGTTTGCATAATTTGTATAGTATAATTATCTCCAATATTTAAATCATCTTTTACCATAATTTTTACATAATCAATAAAATCACTGATTGTTTTATCAAGATTTATATTGTATTTAACAATTCTCTCTGTGTTAAATAATTTAAAATAAAATTGATGATCAGACATTGTAATATATTAGTTATTATGATTTATTATTTAAATAATAATATTATTTCATTTTTTTTAATTTTAATATCTTCTGCAAAAACTTATATAAATAATTTGCTACCTAAACTTTTATAATAAAAATTATTATAAGCAACATTTTTATCAAGCATTTTTGCTAATGTTTTATCACTCATTTTTAATTCTCGAATACAATCATATTTGCAGGTGTATTCTTTGATTAAATTGTTATTTAAATCGTATTGACCTACTCCACTTTTATACAATAAAGGCTTACCTTTTTCATCTTCAAAATTGTTTATTAGTTCTTCTTCACAATTGTCTTTTTATTATGACCGTTTTTATTATTTTTTGCTTCCGAACATTCGGGAGCAAACTATTGCTTTCTCTTAAAAGAAAGCAATAATTTATAATTAATGCTTATACTTCTTTATATTTTTCTTTAATTTTGTCATTTAATTTTTCTAATTGTTCTTGTAAATCATATTCATCTGGCAATACCATTTTTAAATTTAAACGTTTATCTTCTACTCTTTTTTCAAATACTAATTGTTGTTTACCTCTCATATTAACTAAAGAAACGTATTTTGGTAATTCCAGTTCTTCTTTTTCTGGATAAATGTTATTATCTAAATCGTCAACAACTTTATTAGCTTGATTTAGTTTTTCTTGTATAGAAACTTTTTCTGATTTTGTTGTAGCCCAAGGTTTATCTAATTTTGGGTGTTTTTCAATCTTAAAGAATTCTCTTTTTTTTGTATGTTCTTTATTTAACCATTCGTGATAGTAAACAACATATTTTTTCATCATCTCTTGCGTAATTCCTTCAGGTAAATCTTTTGCACTATGTTTTCTTTCTCTCTTTGTTCCTTCTTTTATTCCTTTTGAATTTTGTTCTTGTTCTTTTCTAGTTGCAATTCTTAAATTTTCCATCGAATTATTTAATTTATTTTGGTCTATATGGTCTACGCTAATAGTTTTTGTTCCTTTACCGTTACCATGGCAACCAGTAATTACTTGATGAATATATAACTTATTATTGCCAACTACATAACCATTTGCTCCCTTAAACCAAGTTAATTTTATATTATGTTCTTTCTCATAATCTATTATTTTTTGGTAACTTTCAGGACATAACTGAATTTGCGTGTTAGTTTCACAATACATATATATTATTTCTTTATCATTTTCTATTATTTTCCAATAAGGATTTTTATATATACCCGTATCTTTACCAATAGATTTTACATGCCCATTATTATATTCAATAACAGTATAATTAGTTTCAATGTATGTTTTTGTCTGTTCAAAATTCATAATATAATATTTATATTATGAATATTTAATTTATTATTTGTTTCAATTTTATTATTACAATAAAACCAATAAAATAATTTGTAACACATTGCGCTTAATTGGAATAAGCACTCTGATTCCCATAAGTTTCCAGATGGGGAGGACTGTATCTTAAGCCAGCTCAGGTTGATTAGACCTTCATTGCTGACCCATATCCGTTCAGTCTCTGACGCCCTACCATATTCTATCATAGCGAATTTAGGTAGTAAGCATGCGGATTGCCCAATCTTTTTCATTATTACCATACCCGAGTTAATTACTCTCGGCCATCTAAAAGTTTCCAATTTAGACTTGGTAGAAAAAGCTATAAGGGGTTTCCCGAACAACAAGATATGTCGCAACATTTGTTTCCAAATGTCACTAGCAGTTAGCCTGGGTATATTTATGCGACGGCTAAAATGGTTTTCTATAGTAAGTGGTCGCTTTACTATAGCATACTGCTTTTCGGCCCTGGTTATTCGCTTGCGCAAATGGTTAAGGCCTCCCATACCACTCATGATTCTTAAAACGTTGTAATTGGTGGCATAAACACGGACTTTAGCAGTCTTGGTGCCTTCAACGGTGGCGTTAGAAAGAACGAGTTGGAGAGTGGCATTGTCAATTCTGGAGAAGTTGCACGTGCCACTTGGTTGGTGTTCCTCAGGGCGGAGAGCAAAAGAATAGACGTTAATACCTTCATCAGGGTTTCTGGTGTGGGCTTGGTAAGGTTGGACCCAAGAGAAGTAAGAACCTTCACGCTCAGAGAAACGATCTTGGCCGTTAAGTTGGAGCTTAGCGACGACGACGGGGTTTTGTCCCCAGCAGTGCATGTCAAGAGAGGTCTCAGAGAGAACAAATGTACCAGCATCAGAAACACCAGAGTTATCAAGGTGAGATTGATCGAGGGAATCGCCAGGAACAGCAACACCACCGAGGTTAACCTCATTGTAGGGGTTGCTAGGACCGTGCCAGTATCCAGTGAAGCCTTCAGCAGGGATATAGTCAAGAGCGCCAGCATCTTGGAAGAGACCACGAGCATCAATGTAGGCACGAGAGTCAGCAGCTAAGGCAGAGGGACCACCAAAAGCATGGATAGCGTTGGGGAGAGCATCAATGGCGTCGGTGTAGTTGAAAGGTTGAGCACCGAGGACCTTGAAGAGGAGAGCATCACAAGTCAAAGATGAGCAGTAGTCAACATTTTGGTCGGGTTGGACAACCCAGATAAGCTCCTTAACAGGGTGGTTAAAGTTGAGCTTGATCTTGTTAGAAGAAGAACCAACAGACTCATCACCAGTGAATTGGAGTTGAGTAATGAGGTACTCGTGGGGGTTTTGGGCCATTCTGCGTCTCTCGTCAGTGTCAAGGAAGACATAGTCAACATAGAGAGAAGCAGCAACTAAAGATTGATTGTAGGCAATAGTGGCAGGAACGGGGCGACCAACAGACATTTGACCTTGAGAACCAGTGTAAGGGTTGGTGTTGCAGTTCAAGGTGGTAACAGCCCACAAGCACTCATCAATAGGTCTGATATCAAGATTGATCTTGACTTCGTGGTATTGGAGAGCAATAAGGGGAAGAGCAAGGCCAGGGTTGGTACAGAACCAGAATTGGAGAGGAACGTAAAGGGTGGTCTCAGGAAGAGCATTTCTGGGAGCACAAACTTGACGAGGAGCCAAAGAGTCACAAGGAGATTCAACATCAGAGAAAGAAGGATCAGTGATGAAGGTAAGTTGAGTGGTGTTACCAATCATCTTGAAGTAACCTCTTTGTTGTTCAGAGGTCATGGTGAGTTGATTCCAGATGTGCATCCAGTCACCATATTGACGGTCGATTCTTTGACCACCAATTTCGACTTCAACTTGAGCAATAAGTTGCTCACCAGGGAAATCGAGCCATCTGGCATAAACACCGGTATTTTGGCCAGCAGAGTAGTTGCCAAGACCCATAAGTTGGTTGATCTCAGGAAGAGTGACTTGCAAATAGGTTCTATAAGCAAGATCACCATTTCTTGAGATAACACATTGAACTCTTCTTCCGAAATCGGCTTGACCATTGAAAGTTTGTTCGATTGATTCGATGGCAAAGTTAGTGTATCTACGATAAGTAACTTTCCAAAAAGTAATTTGAGGATTACCAGTAAGGTAAACATCTTGTGCGCCATAAGCGACTAATTGCATAAGACCTCCGCCCATTGTTATAATTAAGCTAAAGATAAAAATTTTTTGAAATTAAATTTAATTCAATTAATTAAATTGAATTAAAATAAAAAATAATTTTATAAAATAGGATTGCATATTATTTTAAGATAATATTTTATTTATATCTAAATTGCTCTTCATAAATTTATGTAAATATGATTCTTCAAGAACTTCCTTTTTACCTTCATGAAATTTGCTAAATACATAAGAATCATTTCTTTTTTTGATAGACCAACCTTGCTCTAGTGCATTATATAATAATATCATTTTTTGAAACTTAATTGCATCTACTTTGATGTCATCATTTTCTAAATCTTTTAAAGAATCTAAATTCAGTTTTAATTCCATATTACTCATATTACTTAAAATCTAGAAAACATTAATCAGGTTTTAACTATATTTTTGTCAAAATGATTTTCTAAATGTCTATCTAAAAGTTTATTTCTATAGTATTTTGAATAATGCTGTTCTTCATTTTCTAAAGTTTGCAAATTTGTTTTTACAATATTTCCATCATTATCTGAATAATATATATTCTCAATTTTATAACCCTTCTTCTTAGGAATTATGCTAAGTAATCTAATACAGTTTGAACAAGGCTTACTAGATTGTAATTTATTCTTTGGAGATAATCGAATAACCAAAATATTAATTGATTCTAGTCTTTTTTTATGCTTTAAAGGCATAAGTTTTGATAAAGCATCTTCCTCTGCATGGATTCCTGGTGTATTGCCATTTATATCTCCTAATTGATTAACACCAAAACTAAGTATTCTAGCTTTTTTCATAGCGCCCTTTCCCTTGTAAAATACATGACACATGATTGTAATGTCCGCAAACACACGATGAAACATTATTCTTACCATTCTCATATAAATCAATATCCGAATCTATTGGCAAACAAAATCGCTTAATAAACATCTTATCCAAAATTGAGTCCATTTTCTTTAGTATACTTAATATACGTCAAGTATTTATATTATTTTATTATTCAATTTTTTTTTAAATATAAATATTTAATTTAAATATAGTATTAAAATATATAGATGGAAGATATAAGTAATACTAAAATAAGAAATAAAACATATAAAAAGAGAGAAAAAATAATTAATTCGAGCAAAGGAATACCAAATTTAACCAAAAAACAACAAGATATAATATGTAAAACATCTGCAAATACATATAATACTTTTGAAGATAAAGTTGAAGAAGTATTCAAGAAGAATAAAATTGATATAGTATCTACAAGTTATAATTTAGAAAAACAAATTGTTAGTAATTTAAAAAAGGCTGTTAATACAAAAAATATTAAACCAAATGATGACTTTTATTCATATATTAATGATAGATGGATTGCTGATTATGAAGTAAAAAAAGAAGAAAAATATATTGTTCAAATAGATGATTTTAGACTTACACAGAATAAGGTATATATAGAATTAATTGAGATTATTGAAAATTATATTAAATCAAATCATGGAAAAAAGGCCATTTGTATTAAAAATGCATATGAATCTTTTAAAATATATAATAGTCGAGAGAAAATTAGATCTAATGCAAAAGATTTAGTGAATTATATTGATGAACTTTATAAAAATAAATCAAATGTCTGGGAGCTTCTTGCATTATTTAATAGAAATGAAATGATTTCATGGGGATGTCCTTTTGTATGGTCTATTAATCCTGATGATAAAAATCCAAGTATATATAGTTGTTATTTAGAAGCTGCACAAGTAAGACTTGTAGACATAAATGTTTATTATGATGATCCAGAAGATACAGAAGAAGATAAAAAATATAAAAATAGTGTAAGAAATGCATATTTTTCATATTTAGAAATAGTATTTACTATTGCATTTGGAGAGAATCATGGATATAATGTTAAAGATGTATTTGATACTGAAATTGAACTACTAAATGCTATGGCTTGTGAATTAATTTCTGAAAAAGATTTAGATCCTGATAATTATAATTTAATTACAAAGGATGAAGCTATTAAAAATTTTCAATTTGATTGGTCTGAATTTTGTAAAAATTTAGGTTTTAAAAAAATTCCTAATTCATTTATTACATCAAATGTTAATTATTTATTATGCGGAACAAAAATATTATTGGAAAAATGGAATAGTTCTCAATGGAAAACGTATTGGATTTTTTTATATATACGTCAAATGTGTAGATGGGATAAAGAAGGATGGAAAAATATATTTAACTTTCTAGGTGCATATATGTTTGGTCAGGAAGAAGCAATTAATCAAACTGTAAAGCCTGTATTACCAATGTCATTTTTATTTAATACTTTTTTAACAAATGAATATATATCACGTTATAATAATATTCAAGCTATTAATTATGTTAAGACTATGGCTGAAGATTTAAAAACAGTATTTACTAGAATTATTAAAAGAAATAAATGGATGCAACCAAAAACTAAAAAGAAAGCTTTAAAAAAGTTAGAAAAATTTAAACTTATAGTAGGTTCACCAGAATTATTGAGAGAAGACCCTCTGCTTGATTATAAGTCAGACGATCCATGGGGAAATTTAATTAAAATGGCTGAATGGCGTCATAAACAAGCTGTTGAATTATGCGGAAAATCTGTTATTGATATACCTGTTATAGATTGGTCTGAAATGCCTATAAAATTAATAGGAACTCAAGCATATATAGTTAATGCATCTTATACGCCAACTGAAAATGGAATTTACATTCCTTTAGGATATATTCAAAAACCATTTGTAGACTTGGATGAGAGAGGTTTAGAATATAATTTATCTAGAATAGGTTTTACAATTGCACACGAAATGTCACATTCTTTAGACGATTGGGGCAGCAAATATGATGAATATGGTAGATTAAATGATTGGTGGACAGAAGAAGATAAAAAACAATTTGCCAAAATCCAGAAGGATATTATTAAGCAATATGAGACATTTGCTTCTTACGATGGATTAAAATTTGATGCAGAACCTACTATTGGTGAGGATTTAGCAGACATTTCAGGATTACAAATTTGTCAGGAATATTTAAGAGATTTTCAATTAAAAAATCAAGATATTTTGCCAATTGAAGAGTTATCATTTAGAGCTTTTTTTGTTTACTTTGCTGTACAATCTAGACAGAAGTTATCTAAAAAAGCTGTATTAGCACAATTAAAAACAAATCCACATCCACCAGATAAATATCGTTGCAATGTTCCACTTTCAAGAACCAGAGTATTTAGGGCAATTTTTAATGTAGAAAAGGGAGATAAAATGTGGTGGCATTCAACAAATAGTGTTTGGAGTGATTAAGATGAATAAGAGTGATTAAGAGAAATAAAAGTAATTAAAAGGAATATTAAGGAAAATAATTAATAAGAATTAAATTTTAATTTTACCAGGCGTTTAGAATTTTTTTGTTTGGTTTATATATAAATGGCAAGAACTCGTCGTCGCTCAATGTCCCGCTCTAGATCTAGATCAATGGCCCGTGGCCGCTCCCGTGCTGCTTCCCGTGCTGCTTCCGCTGCTGCTTCCCGCGCTGCTGCTGCTTCTCGTGCTGCTGCCGCCGCTGCTTCTCGTGCTGCTTCCGCCTCAAGAGGTGCTTCTGCTGCTCGTTCCGCTGCTGCTGGCCGTGCTGCTTCTGCTGCTGCTTCTCGTGCTGCCGCTGCTGGCCGTGCTGCCGCTGCCGCTGCTTCCAGAAGTGCTGCTGCTGCCAGAGCATAAATCATATTTATAAATTAAATACTGATTAATATTAAATATTAAATTACTACATAATAATTTAATATTTTGTTTATATATAAATGGCTACAAGACGTAATCGTATGTCAAGAAAAAATAAGAGTAGAAAAATGTATGGTGGCAAGACAGGTAAAAAATGGGTAACTGCTATTGATGCAGCAAATAAAACGCTTTCAGAAACTAAGTCTATTTCTAAGGCTAAAAAATCACTTAGAAAACAAGCTTTAGTTAATGCTAGAAAATTATTCGGTTCTGTTGGCATTTAAATATAAAAAATAATATAAAGTTAACAACAATATTACCTTTATATGCTTACATTTTCTGAAACTGTTTTAGTAGCATCTTTTACTGTAATTATGTTGCCAAGTTTAATGCTAATAGGTTTAATAATAGTAGACGATTTAATATCAAAAGTGCATAGATGGCAAGGATTCAAATAAATTAAAATTTTTTTTCTACTATTACTTCTTTTAATACATTTTTAATTATTTTTTCATTTTTCTCAAAATCATTATCTCCTTTGCCTCCCATAGATTCATAAATAATTTTCTGATATCTATCTCCAAATTTAGAGTGATATTTTGTACAATCAGGATGTGTTTCTCTGTATTTTGGAAACATTTTCATATTTTTTGAAACTACTTTCTTAATTAACTTATGCATATAAGATTTATCTTCATCTTTTTCCCATTTATCATCATCTTTAATATAAATTGTTTCTCTCTTCTTATCTGTACAGTGAACAGGCCTTTTTGTTATATCAAGTGCTTTTAAATTTTTAACAATAATACTTGTTATGCCTTCTATATATCCCTTTTCTCCAACACGTTCTAAGTCACTTAGTTCCATTTTGATCGATTCTACAAATTCATTTATATTCATAGCTTCTTTACATGTCTCATTTAAAAAGAAATTTAAATTAAAAGCTTTATTATGAGAATTCATGTGAGTTGTATTTATTGTATTATGACTATTATTATTAATAATACCATTTTCACTTATTTTAACTATCATATCTTGTTGACCCTTAATAAGCTCAGCATTTTGTTTAAGAAGTGTTATTATTAATTCATCTTTATCTATTTCTTGTTTTTCTATTAGCATACAACTTTTTTTGTGACGCCATAACCCTGCTCTATCACAATAAGATTTTTTGCATCCAGTGCATTCATATAATTTAGGCTTTTCTGGGCCATTTTCGTTGTTTTTTGTTGTCAAAACGTTGTTTTTGTGTTTTATAGTGTCAATATGTCTTTGATAATCTTTATTATAACTGCATTTAAAGTCACATAATTCGCATTCAAAATTTACTGGTTTTTTTAGGTAAAATCCGTTGTCAAGCGTTGTCATACATTTAGTGTATAAAAATTCCTAAATCCTTTTTTTTATAAAATATAAAAAAATTATCGTAACAAATTGAAAATTATTTTTTCTGTAACCAGACCATAAAATTTAATTATGGTCACAAATTAGTATTTTTGACAACATCGTTTTGAAAAAATCGAAAAATGGACATTTATAAATGTCCAAAATCAGAAATTCAAAAAAACTTTCCCAACAAAAATTTAACATTTTATATAATAAATTGAAATTCCTACTTAAAGAAATAAAATATAATAAATTGAAATTCCTACTTAAAGAAATTATTTTTGGTTAAAGAAAATTTAATGATTCTTTTTTGTCTTATTGCAATTTTTACAATCATCAAATAGACCAACAATAAATTTACCTCCTTTAATTAATTTAATATGATCTCCATGTATATGCCTTTTAATGCTACTAATTTTTTTACCTCTTTTATATTTAGTTATGCTCTTATATCCTTTTCCTTTTTTAATGGATACTTTGCGAACCGTTTTAACACCACCAACTTGTTTAACTTCGACATTTTCATAATTGAAATTATCTGCGTTCATATATATTATTTCAAGAAAATAATATATAAATATATAATATATGGATTCACATAGTATTATTCATTTGTTCCATATTTTAATTGTTGGTACTTTATTTCTATATGTTGGAATAAATAGAGATAATATTTATAAACCATTATTTCCCGTTTTACTTATTTTAGGTTTTATAATTATTTTTTATCATTTATATAAAGTTTATAATTATTTTGCTAATAGTAAAAGCTATTGGGTTAATTTAATTCATGTCCTTATTGTAGGACCATTATTAGTTTATATTGGCTATTATGGCGCTAATACTTCAAGAAAATTCTTTGAATTACTGATGATGTTAGGTTTTGCAGCAATTGGATATCATTTATATTATTTATTTTAACAATCTGTTTTAACCCATTTACTTGTTAATACAGCTTCTACACTCTCTAATGCTCCTTGGACCCAACCCTGATATCTACTTATAGCTTCACCTACTACTAACATTCCCTTTTCAGGATGTTGAGCTTGATAAACAAAATCATCTCTATTCTCAAAATTACCTTTTAATGGCTCATAATAATGTGTTCCAATAGGCCAATAATAATCCTTAATGGCAATAATATGTAATGAACCGTGTGGAATTCCTAATGATTTTTCAATTAATTCTGAATAAAATTTACGATTTTTAAAGTTATTTTCTAAATTATTTTTCAGAGCAATTGCGCTATCGTTATCACTATATGCAATCATATATACACCTTTATCTGAATTCATAGGTATTATTTTTTGGAGTGGACCTGGAACAATTGTGTAACTAGAAACATATTTCTTCATAATTTCGGCAGATTTAGTATCAAATTTAGCATATAATCTTAAAAATGGTTGACCATGAATTTGTTGATATAAACTATTTTTATTTGATGCACCAGGAACTAATTGTTTAATACCTGAAATTGTAGTTGCTACAATTACTTTATTTGCATAATAAATCTTGTTATTATCAGTTTTAATTTCAAATAAACATGGATTATTTTTTATTTTTTTTATTTGTGTAACATCTGATGAAAATTTAAAATGATCTTTACCTATTTTATTATATAATTTCTGGACCATTTTCTTCCATGGAATATATAAAACAGTCCATCCACCTTTATTATCATCCATACCATAATTATATAATGTTTCATAAATATCAGCATTTTCATAATCTGTATATCCAGAACTTAAAATAAATTTTTTATACAAATCAGCGCCTAATATATTAATAAAAAACTCCTTAAATGTTTTATTGTGTAATTCAGGATGTTTTTTATATTCTATCCTTAATTTATCAATTATTTTAATAATATCAATAGGTTGAAATAAAGTTGAATAATTCATTATAGATTTATCTTCTTTATAATTAATATCTATTTCCTTCATTAATTTAATTAAAAGTGGGTTAGTATCTTTTCTACCTACACCAGCACCTGTAACAATTTCTGTTCCATAAAATATTTCATTACTTGTTCTTCCACCAATCCAGTTTTTTTTATATTTTTCTAGAACTAAAAATGATGTTTCACTGGAATATTTTTTAATATTATATGCACTATATAATCCTGACATTCCACTTCCAATAATAATTATATCAAAATAATTCATCTTATTATACTTTGATATAATTAATTTATAAATTTATACATTAACTGTAGAAGTTGTAGGATTTAATGGTGGTAATGGTGCAGCAGCTATATTATTTTGCATTTGTGGTTGTGCAATTACTACAGGTTTTGGTAGTATAGGACTAACTGTAGGTTCTGAAGTAAAAACAGGCATTTGAACTGGTTCTGGAACTGGCACTGGCTTAGGAACTGGCGCTGACGTTTGTTTCGTTTCTTTTATAATGCTAGATGCTTGTTGTTCCAAGTTTTTAATTTGATTCTGTGTTGTTTCTAGAATTTTTGCTTCTACAATTGCCTCATAAATTTTAATACCATTTACATAATCACTTTCACATTTAATATATAACTCAACAATAAACTTTCTAGTCTTTTCAATTGCAGTTTGGAGAGAATCTTCTGTTAACTTAGGATTAATTCTAATTACTTTTTTACCAGAATATGGATCAATTACATAAGTAAAGATTTCATTAACTACATCTAATAATTTAGATTGATTGTCTGCAGCACTTTGTATCATATTTTTAGTATTATTAGCATATTTAACAAATAATTCATTCTTTTTATCTAATTTATATTTATTTTTAAATATAGGCTTATCTCCTTGACAGCCCGGTTTTTTATTATAATCTCTCAATTTAATATCACTAAATTTAGTAATTTCAGGAGGCATTGTTTCATTTCCCGTAAAGGCTGTATAAAAAAGTTGTAAATCCTTATTAAATTGCTTTCTAGTTGAATCACTCATTCCAGTAAAAGTTCCATTAGAATAGTCATAATTATCATCTAAATATAAGTTCATTAATTCGGTTATACCAGGTTCATCAGCAAGTGTTTTCTCTAATCCTGTTTTAGTAGCATTCATGTCACATACACGAGGTTGAATAATAACAGTATTTGCAACATCATCAAATTCCTCACCTTTCTTAAGTGCTCTTATTCTATTATCACAAATATTTAATTTATATAGTTTTCTGTCTACATTTTTAGGAATTTTATCTTTTTCCATTAATCCTGTTTTTACAGTTTGTCCAGTTGAATCTTTATAAGAATATACAGGATTAATTGTCATAACAATTGCAGCAAATACATGTGCGATTTTAACATAAAATTTAGCAATTCCTATACAAACACGCTTCTTTTTGAGACTTTTTTGAGCATCATTGGATATATCTAAACTCTCTAGATTATCTTTATTAATAAATGATAGACGCTCTTTTTTAAGATCATTTACTTCAACTCCACCTCTTACTCTTTGAGCGAGATAAGTAACTTCAGTATTATTGAAATATCTCTCTATAATATCAGATGTTAAAATAACAAGCTTATCACAATATTCTTTTTCAGAAAGTTTGCTTAAGCTCTTAAAGTCCATTGTTAAGATATAATATGTCGCAATATAATCAATAATATCATAAAAATTATCAAATTCTTTTTTAGCTGATTTATTTGAATTAGATGATGTTGTATTTCCCATATATTATAGCCTCTTAAAAAAATATAGAAAAAAATTTATAAATAAAATTGAATTAAAAATATTTTATCTAATGAAAGATAAAAATGAATATGAATAAGGACAAGAGTCAGAAGCGAAAAAATAATAATATTAATAAGACTGAATTGTGGAATGTATTTGATTCGGAAATTGAAAATCCTGAAAAACAAAATGTCCCCTTAGAATGTATTTATGGTTCTGGAAATAGAGAAATCTGTGAACGGTGTGAAACTATTTTAGCATTTTCTGAAGAGGGGTTTTTGGCATGCACAAATAATAAATGTGGAATTATTTATAAAGATTTAGTAGATCATGGAGCAGAATGGCGCTATTATGGAGCTGATGATAATCAGAGCTCAGATCCAACCCGTTGTGGAATGCCGATTAATCCTCTATTAAGAGAATCATCATATGGTTGTAAAGTATTATGCTTTGGACCAATGTCTTATGAAATGCGAAAAATTAGACGATATACCGAGTGGCAATCAATGCCATATAAAGAGAAGTCTCAATATGATGAATTTCAAATTATTACAACTATGGCACAACATGCAGGCATTCCTAAGATGATAATTGATGATGCAATTGTATATCATAAAAAGATATCAGAATATGAATTAACATTTAGAGGTGATAATCGAGATGGTATATTAGCAGCTTCAATTTATATTTCTTGTCGAATTAATAATTATCCAAGAACTGCAAAGGAAATTGCATCTATCTTTCATTTAGATATAACTAGTGCAACAAAAGGTTGCAAAAATGCTTTAGCAATTATCAATAATTTAGAGAAGGATATGGATACAAAAGAAAAGACTAATTTTGGTAAAACAAAACCGGAAGCATTTATAGAGAGATATTGTAGTAAATTAAATATAAATAATGAATTAACTCGATTATGTCAATTTATTTCAATGAAAATAGAAAAAATGGATGTAATGCCTGAGAACACACCACCTTCTATTGCTGCAGGAGTTGTATACTTTATTTCACAAATATGTAAATTAAATATTAGTAAAAGAGATGTAAAAAATGTAAGTGAGACAAGTGAAGTAACAATTAATAAGTGTTATAAGAAGCTGGAAAAAATAGCCAAAGATGAGAATATTATTCCGGCAGCAATTATGAAAAAATATAATTTAGTTAGTATTTAAATATAAAAATAATTCTGTATATAAATTTATAAGGTAATGTCAGATTTAAATATTAGCGTTAATGAACAACCAGTTAAAGTTCCTAAGAAAGTTTTTATAGTTCCTTATAGAAATCGTATCCAACACAAATTTTTTTTTAGTAAATATATGGAGTTTATTTTAGAAGGTGATACTGATTATGAAATATATTTTTCCCATCAATGTGATGCGCGAACTTTTAATAGAGGTGCCACTAAAAATATTGGTTTTTTAGCAATTAAGAATAAATATCCAAATGACTATAAAAATATTACTTTTATATTTAATGATGTAGACACAATTCCCTTTTATAAACTATTTGATTATGAAACTACAATTGGAGTAGTTAAGCATTATTATGGATTTAAATATGCATTGGGTGGTATAGTAGCAATTAAAGGTGGTGATTTTGAGAGAACAAATGGATATCCTTGTTTTTGGGGATGGGGAATGGAAGATAATGTTTTACAAAAAAGATGTGAAGCAGTTGGTATAACAATAGACAGAAGTGTATTTTATAACATTGGAAGTCCTGAAATTTTACAGCTTTTTGATGGTATTTCTCGTATTATTTCAAAAAAAGATCCTTGGAGAGGTGAGCATGATAGTGGCATTGATGGGTTAAGAACAATTTCAAATTTAACTTATACAATTGATGAAAAATCTGCAAATCCAAATGATAATATTTTTGTTGTACAAAATCCAAACACTTATGTTATTAATATAACATCATTTCAAACATATATTCCTTTTGGTTCAGAAGAATATTATAATTATGATTTGAGAGAACCTAAAAGAAAAATAATTAATCCCGATAGATTAAAGGAAACACGTAAGATGGTAGTTACAACAAATGATTGGACAAATATACCATATTATCCAACAAATAAAGAAAAAAAGGAACAACATGCTCAACAATTAGCATCTATGGGTAAACAAATACCACAAGAGTTAATTAGACAAATTGAACTAGAAAAAGCCAAAGAACTTGCAAATGATTCTTTTAATGCAAATATTGTTAATCTTGCGTCATCCATGCAAAAGACCAACCAGGCTGCAGCGCCTGTTCATTTAAGACAATATCCACCTGCTCCTACACAAGTTGCTGCACCTGTCACTGCGTTTAAACAAATTCCTCACAAATATTCGCCTCAATATGCCGCATATGTTGGAGCAAAACCAAGAGCACAAGCAAGCGCAAGAGTTGGAATGGGAGGATTGTACAAATAAAGGACTATACAAATAATTTAAACATTTTTTCTCCATACATAGACCATTTCAGTATAATCATTTTGTCGTTTTGATTTTTTAAGTGGAAATATTTCAATAGCTTCTCCGAGTAAATCTTTTAATACACGATCATATACTTCCTTACATATATTTATTATATAATGGCCTCCTTTTTGAAGACCATTATATGTCTTAGAAAATACTGGCTTATAAAAACGGTCATCCATATCTGCCTTCGATTTGTAAGCTAAATTATTCGCATATTTTTCAATAAAATAATAAGGTGGTGACGAGAACACCGTATCATAAACCATTAAAGAATAATCAAAAGTAGCAGCATCTCCAAAACTAATTTTAAATTCTGTGCCGATTTTTTTGCTTTCTAAGTATGACACCATATTATCGTAAGCAGGTTTTAAATCGGTGTTAATTTCCACACCATAAAAAGCCGGCAAATGCAGCGCAGCTGCTGCCACAGTGGAACCACCCCATCCAGCGCAAAAGTTTAACACCCGTTTAGAATTGTATTTTGTATAGATTTCCATGCAATTTAATGGACGCATTATGTTTATAGCACTAATGCAAATATTATATACTTCTTTATAAACAATGTAATCATTTTTAGTGCCATTTTTATTTTTGATATTCTTATAATATGTTAGCATATTTTGTATAAATTTTTTCTTTTTATATTCATCAATATTCTGCAAAAAATCAAAGAAACTGGCATCATATTTGCCTTTAGTTTCAAGACGTTGAATAAATGTAAAATAGTCAACAATATTATTTCCTATACGAGATCTAGGTCCTACTGTATGCGCTGCACTACCTATTTTAACTAATTCTGTAAATTCTTTATCTACATCATTTAATGAAATGTCTTTAATTAAATTAGCAATTGCAGTTTTTTCTTCTGCATTTAATATTTTATTCATCATTTTAATAATAAAATATTAAATTTTCTATATTTTATTTTATTTTTTGTAAGCTTTTTTATAATTTAACATATAATTTTCAAAATTTGTTACCTTTTTTTCAATATCACTATAATCTTCTCTCTGGATCACTGATAAAGGGATAATTAGAAACCAGTTATCATCGCGCTGCAATTTAAACCAATGCTTATCAATCTTATATTCCGCTACATTTGGTTCTTTAATTTGTTTTTGAACCCCTTCTTTAAAATTATTAATTAATTTATCATAATATTCTCTCTTTACAATATAACCAGTAGTTGTTTGGCAGTTAGAAACTTTAATACAAGTACCATCAATCCATGTATATGGAATCATATTATTTCCTGCAACTAATATAACATCCCACAATCTATCTGTAGAGAGAAATCCATTTAATTGATCTAAAAATAACAGAGGATTTATAAAGGTAATATCATCTTCACATATAAATACATATTCATAGTCTCTCTGTTTAGCCGTTTCGAGACATTTTAAATGACTCATACTACAACCTAATGCACCATTTTCTAATTTAATAGCATTAAATCGTTCTACATTTTCAAAAGCACCTATTTTTTTTAATTCTTTTTCAACATGTTCTTTTCTATCAGTTCTTGATAATAAGTTTATATAAAATGTATGCACTTTACTTATAAATTCTGCCATATTAATATATTTAATTAATTATATTTAAATTTTTGTTTTATAATATTGTTTAATTTTGTATTTTGTAATATTCTTTTAATTTATATTTATATTTAACTTTTAAAATAATATTTATATAAGCATTATCTTTTTCATTGATAAATTTTACACCATTGCTTGTAGATAATATATTAACATTTAAAAAATCTATATTATCGATACTAGTAAAGGTATAACTATTTTTTTCTTTGTTTGGATAAACTACTATAGCTAATAGTCTAAAATTTTTTGTTTTAGTTTTTAAGGTTTCATTTAATAAAATCATGTCATCTTTAAATGTTGTTTCGTCTATTTCTTTAACATCCTTAACTAAATAAACAAATAATTTTTGTTTTCTATTTAAAAGCATATCTTTAAATCTCTCTACACATCTTTTAAAATAATTATAATGTTCATCATTTGTTAATGGATTATGATGCCAAAACATAGAATCGTGATATAATTTATGTCCACATTTTTCAGAACTTAGCTCAACATAATTTTCTTTATTTAAAAATTCTTGAAAATTATCATTAAGAATTTCTTTAATTGTATTATGCTTTATAAAAATCCAATCAAATGGATAAGATGCTTTTTTAAGACCATTTTGTTTTAATAAATAAGATGAATGACAATGAGGACCTAGTGAACATGTATAGGCTATTTCCATTTTATTATAAAGAATGTATAAACTATTTAATATATTTCGTATTTAAAATATATTTAATATATTAAATATATAAAAGTATTATATTATTATAATTATATAATGTATATACCAAAGATAATACATCAATTATGGATTGGTAAAAAACCAGCACCAATTACACTTATGAATACTTGGAAAGATAAAAATCCTGATTTTGAATATATTTTTTGGAATGAACAAGAGTTTATTAACAGAAATATGCATTTTATATGTCAAAATAAAATTAATGAAATTGAAGAAATTAATGGAAAAGCTGATATTCTACGTTGGGAAATTCTATATAAATATGGTGGTGTATTTATTGATGCTGATTCTATTTGCATTGAACCAATTGATGACGAATTAATGACTAAAAAAAGTTTTGCTGGATGGGAACAAGAAGAATTAAGAAAGGGTCTTATTGCTACAGGTACGATGGGATTTCCTGTAGGTCATCCATTAGTTGGTGCAGCAATTAAATGGATAATAAAAAATGAAGTAAGTCAACAAAAATCACAAATGATGGCATGGCAATCTGTAGGACCAGGACTTCTTACGCGTATGTATAATACTGGTTTATTTAAAGATCTACATATTTTTCCTAGTTATACTTTTTTACCAATACACTTAACAGGTAAAGAATATCATGGACATGGTAAAATTTATGCATATCAAGCTTGGGGTTCAACAAAACAAAGTTATGATACAATGAATTCAATTAAATTACCACCGCAGTTTTTACAGCCGTCATTATCAAATAGTGTTAGTATATTAATTTCAAGTTATAATACAAAAGGATCATATATTCAAGAATGTTTGGAATCAATTAAACATCAAGTTGGACCATTTAATATGGAGTTAGTTTGGATAAATGATGGTTCAGATACACTAAATACAACACTTTTAAAACGTTATTTAGATAATTTTGCAAAAACAACCAGATTTACAACCGTTGTTTATGAAGAAAATGATGGCAATAAAGGCATTGGCTATACTTTAAATAAAGGAATAAATATGTGTTCAAACGAGTTAATTATTAAAATGGATAGTGATGATATTATGGTTTCAGACAGAATACATAAACAATTGCAATATATGTTTGCAAATCCGCATACAACAATATGTGGTTCTCAAATTAAATGTTTTAAAACTAATATTCAAAATATAATAAGTGTTACAAAACATCCTTCTCTAACTTGGGAACAATATAAAGCAAAACCATCTCATTGGTTTTCAAATCATCCATCATTATGTTATCGTAAAACGGCTGTCATAGCTGCAGGCAATTATGATATTAATAAATCGAGAATGGTCGAAGATTTTGAACTGACACTTCGTATGGTAAAAATGCATGGATATATTCATAATTTAGATGATTCACTTTTATATTATAGATTACATGACAATCAAGTAACTCATCAAGGAGGAATAGAAGGACCTGCATATTGGCATAAAATTAGATTAGATTTAATTGATAAATTAATTCATTCTTAAATTTATTGCTTATAATTTATGTATTATTAATTATTTTTAATATATAAATTCTTTTGATAGTATTAAAGATTTAAAAAGTATTATTCAATATATTTTTCCATAATTCAAAAACTCTATTTATTCGCTCTTTATTATGAATTTCCATTTTTTTTGAAACTTCTTTAAAGTCGACTGTATTAATTAATAAATTTAATTCATTAAAATTATTAAAAAATATAATATATTTCATATTATTTTCATCATAATAATCTGCATTATCTATCCAGAAATTTACCCATGAATTATCATTTAATGCTTCATTTAAATTTGAATGATAACTATTGTTTAAATTATGTATTTTATTATATCTTGATTGAAAATAATAGTTACTTTTTAAAATTAAATTTTTTAAAAAGTTTTTACTTGGTAAAAATAATGGTATATTTGCACTATATTGTTCAAATAAGGACATTGTTGAAATTTCATATGGAAATGAATAATTCCTTTAAAACTATATAATTCCTTCCAACTGTAATTATTTTGTAAAAATCTGCTCCATATTTTATATTATTATTATTTTATTTTTTTGTATTTATATTAAAATAAACATTTAAATGTAAATAATTTATACTTATATAAATATGAAAAAAGTGATTTCTTTTTCACTATGGGGAAACAATCCAACTTATAATTTTGGAGCTATTAAAAATGCTGAATTAGCTCAAATTTTTTATCCAGATTTTGAATGTTGGTTTTATATTCATAAAGAATCTGTTCCACAAGAAACAAGTAATAAACTTAAATTGCTACCAAATACAAAAATTATATTTAAAACAGGCGATTTAACAAATGAAAATTGCAAACCAAGAATGTGGAGATATGAACCTATTGATGATTCTGATGTTGAAATTATGTTGTCAAGAGATACAGATACAAGAATATTGCCAAGAGAAAAAATGGCTGTTGACGACTGGTTAAAATCAAATACACTTTTTCATATTATGAGAGACCATCCACATCATAATTTTACTATTTTAGCTGGAATGTTTGGAACAAAAAAAATACCGCAAATTCCAAATTGGGCAAACGCAATTTTAAATTATATTAAAACTGACAATAGAATGTACGATCAAGATTTTTTAAGAGATTATATTTACCCATTAATAGTAAATAATTCAACTATTCACGCATCTTTTCATAAAAAAGAGCATCATGCTAAAAATTTTCCAATTGGTTACTGTAATCAATTAAAATTTGTTGGAGAATATGTATATCATAATGAATCTCGTTCTATAGAACATATTAATGCATTAAAATTAAGTTTATAGGTAAATATATTTGCGCTTATATTGTTATTTTAATTTATTTATATAATTTAAAATAATGATTAATATTATTTCAACTTTTTATGTTTCAAAATATTCATCACATTTAGATAGTGAGAGAAGCAAAGAATTAGAAGCTAGTTTAAAAAATAATTTTAATTCGCCATTAATTGAAAAAATTCATTTATTTGTTGATGATAACGATGCTGTTAATAAATTACAATCTTTATTTGGCAACTCAAATAAAATACATATTATTGAAGTTGGAAAAAAACCAAAATACTCAGATTTTTTTAACTATATTTTAAATTACTTGCCAAAAAATATATGTATGATTATAAATTCCGATATTTATTTACATAGTTGTGATTTAAATATACTTAATAAATTAAATGATACTAAAACAGCATATGCTTTAACCAGATATGAATATGATATGTCTCAGCCACTCATAAATAATTATAGTGGGAGTCATGACGCATATATTTTTAATTCAAAGTTTCTTAGTCAAAATATTATAAATCAACATACAGATTTTTTTCAAAATTTTCCTGGCATTGAAACTCGAATAATTAAATCTTTGTGTGATGATGGTTATACTATTTATAATCCTTGCAAACAAATACAAATTATTCATTTACATAGAACACAATTAAGAAATCACGGTAAATGGATTGGTTTGCATGCTTATGGAGATGATGAATTTATGAAAAAATCTTGTTGGTATGTTCCTCCAATAATATTATAAGTCTTGCAATATTAATTCATAATAGATAAATTAATATAAAGATATTAATAGTTATTATATTAAAATGTTAATCCCATTACATCAACTTATGCAAAAGTATAATATAAATATTAAAGGTATTTTACATGTTGGAGCTCATGAATGTGAAGAAATTACAGATTATGAAAGACATGTCCCTCGAAACAAAATTTTATGGGTTGAAGCAATGCCTGATAAAGTAGAGCTTTCTAAAAAAAGATATCAAAATTTACTTATAGAAAATGCAGTAGTATCTGATGTTGAAGAAACTGTTAAATTTAATGTTTCTAATAATGGACAATCATCTTCTATTTTAGAATTTGGATTACATTCTACATTTCATCCTCAAGTCCATTATGTAACTAGTTTTGAAGCGCAAACACAGTTGCTTAAAAATATTATTTACAAATATAATATTGAGTATAATTTTTTGAATTTTGATATTCAAGGTGCAGAACTAAAAGCATTAAAGGGTATGGAAGAATATTTAAATAAAGTTGATTATATTTATACTGAAGTTAATTCTGATTATGTTTATAAGGGTTGTGCTATTGTAGGTGAAATTGATGAATATTTAAAACAATTTGGATTATATCGTGTAGAAACTTCTTGGTGTCAAAATTTTAGATGGGGAGATGCATTTTATATTCGTAAATAAATAATAATTTAGAAATATAATTAAATTATTATATTAAACATTCAATTTAATCCACTCTAAAGGACATAAATCCTTTGTATCTATATTAGATATTTGACCAAACCATACTGAAGGATAGCATACAACTTTATCTATATTTGTATTAAAATATGCGCCCCACCAACTAAATGAACTATTTGCTATTATATTATGACTACATAAGCTCATATACAACATTTGTTGCCAATCTGAAAGTATATTATTTGCTCTCTCAAATTTATAATCTGGAAATTTATTTTCTAAATTATTAATTGTTAATTGAACTTCATTTGCATCTTCATCTTCACAAAAATAGAGTATTTTAAATGTATTATCTGGAAACTTGCGTTTAAAATGGTTTAATGCATTTTCATAATATTTTTGTGGAGCAATTGGATGAAAATCTGCTAACTTTTTATAATCACCTAATCTAAAATGCATTGATATTGTGTTATTTAAATCGTCCTTTTTAAAATTTAGTGCATCTAATACAGTTTGTTTAGATTTTTCTAATCCAATAAGTCTACATATCATTTCATATTGTTCTTTAAAATACTTTTCACTTTGAAAATATCCGTGTATTAAAACATTTGTTCCAACCATTGACTCTACTGGTAATTCTTGAAATGTGAATCCTTTCTCTCTAATTACATTTACTGGAGGCAATTTTGTTATTAAAAATGGATTTAAACTTGAGAAAAATGTGTTCCAAAAAGTATAACGCAGAGTGCATGATCCACCACCTAATGTTTCTTGTGCTAAGAATTGAAATTTATTTTTACTTTTTATAGAATAAGCAATAGTTGCAAATATTTGAAATATTTGGTTACCTAATCCACCCATTAAATTGCAAGTAATCATAGTTATAAATATAATTAATTATTTTATTTTTAAGTAATAAATTATATTTTAAAATAAAAATGAATTATTTTATTATAAATAAATAATTAGTATAATAAATAATTAATAATGTATACTGTTAAATATCGTCCTAATAAGTTAGAAGATTTTATTGGAAATAAACAATTAGTGCAGCCATTTATACAATGGCTTTTAGAATGGGACCCTCAAAATAAGAAATCTAAGTGCGCACTTGTATCTGGTGTTAATGGGGTTGGTAAGTCTTTACTAGTTGATCTACTTCTAAAAAAACATGATTATAATATTATTGAATTGGCTTGTGATGATGACCGAGACAAAGGTTGGATAAATGAATATATTAAACCGCTTCTTAAAACTAAAAAGACATTTAATGGACAAGAAAACGCTCTAGTTGTAAGTGATATTGATAGTAGTGGCGGTGATTATGGTTTTATTGCATCGCTTGTTGAATGCATTAAAGATACTTGTATTCCAATTATTTGTATATGTGATGATCGATATAGCCAAAATATAAAGCCTATATTAAATTATTGCGTTGATTTTAAACTGATAAAACCAAGTTATGATGATGTATATAGATTAATTTATAAAGTTGTAACTACAGAAGGTATAAAAATAGGTAAATCGAGTGTTGATAAACTATATGAAGAATCTAATGGAGATATACGTATTATATTAAATACGCTTCAGCTAGGAATTAAAAAATCTGATAAAGGCAAAGACATACAAAATTATAGTATATTTGATACAACAGGACAATTATTCTCGCAGGAAAATAGCATTGATGAAAAACAGCGTTATTATTGGATGTCGCCTGATATTCATACTTTAATGGTACAAGAAAACTATATAAGCAATACATTAATGAGTAAAGATGATGTAAAAAGGTTAGAAAATATTTCATATTCAGCAGATTCGCTGTCAGATAGTGACATTTTAGAAACAGTATTTGACTTTGAATTGTCGTCATATGTAGCATTAAATACGATTAAAGCAACATCTAAATGCAATAAGAAGGGATTTGTAAAATTTCCTCAGTTCTTAGGTAGAACTGCAACAATAAATAAAAATAAAAGGGAAAAGATTAATGGTGATGATAAATTAATTGAAATTATAAAAGAACCAAAGGTTTCTGAGAAACAAAAGACTAAAAGAATAACAAAGGCTAAGAAGTAAATGTTTTATATTTGTTCATCTTCAAGTTTAAATTACTTTAAAATATTATTTAAAAACCTACTTAAAGAAAAAATTGATTGTATTATTTACTTATATTTTAAAGCATAAATCAAAAATAATGGATCTTAATAGCAGATTAACTATGTTGAACAAAGAGTTAGCCGAATTAAATGCTCATATTTTACCAGCGAGGAGAGAAAAAACAATACTTATGAAAAAGGTGCGAGAATTAGAAAGAACTGAGGAAAATATAAGTAATATTATTAGAGAATTAGAAGTTAAAATTAAAAATGTAAAGGATTTAATTTTAACTGAAGATATATTTAAACCATTTGAAAGTGTATATGGTTATAATTTATTGACAGAACTTGATAAATTGCATATATATCATGGAATGGATAAAATTAATTATCAAGAACAAGATGAGAACTTACCGAGATATATTGACTTGGAAAAAATAATAAATTATATTATAGATATTAAATCAAGATATTTTAATTTTATACTTATTAGCGTTAAAATAGGTAAGCAAATAGCTTCATTGCCTCCACAAAATAATTATATTTATACATTTAAAACTCCTGAGGGTGGCATTCTTACAATTTAAAAGTCTTCTGTTATATCAAATGCAACTTCTTTTCCTGTTACAGTTGCGAGAGCATATTCTCCAACGCGTTTTTCAAAAAAATTTGTCTTACCTTCTAAGCTAATAAGTTCCATCCATGGAAAACAATTTTCAACATTATAAATTTTTTTATAGCCTAACTGTACTGCCAATCTATCTGCCACAAATTTAATATATTGAGTCATTAAATCCGCATTCATGCCTATAAGTTTGCATGGCAATGCCTCACAAATAAATTCAATTTCAATATCAACTGCCTCTTTAATAATTTCATTAATGCGCGCCTTATCCACTTTTTTAACTAATTTTGAATATAAAAGTACAGCAAATTCGCAGTGAAGCGCTTCATCTCTTGAAATTAATTCATTGCTAAATGTTAAGCCAGGCATTAAACCGCGCTTTTTTAGCCAATATATGCTACAAAATGCACCACTAAAAAATATGCCTTCAATGCATGCAAATGCTACAAGTCTGGTCGCAAATGAGCTGCGATTATCATTGATCCATTTTTGCGCCCAATCTGATTTCTTTTTAATGCAGGGAAAGTGTTCAATTGCATTGAAAAGTTTATGCTTCTCTTCTTTATCCTTTATATAAGTTTCAATTAAGAGAGAATATACCTGTGAATGAATATTTTCCATTGCAATCTGAAAACCATAAAATGCTCTGGCTTCAGAAACTTGCACATCATTCATAAAACGAGAAGCCAAGTTTTCCAATACAATTCCATCACTCGCAGCAAAAAATGCCAAAATCATAGAAATAAAATATCTTTCGTCTTGATTTAAGCTGTTCCAATTATCTAAATCTTTTGATAAATCAATTTCTTCTGCTCTCCAAAAACAATCAATTTGTTTCTTATACATTTGCCATATATCGTCATATTTAATTGGAAACATTACAAAACGATTATCGTCAGGGGCTAGAAGCGGCTCTGTAAGATTTTTTGACATCCTAAATAATATATATCAAAGATTTTAATATTTTTATAAGTGAAAATATAAATAATTAAAATAATTCATTATTTTAAGAATGAAAATAGAAATTACTCGTGGCACAAATAATCCTCCTTTAAAAGAGAGAGATAATCAATTTATGCAAATTCAACAATTAATTGATGCAAAGAGAGAATTATTAGAAAAAAAACAAAAGAAGTTAAAAGAAATACAAAAACAAAATCAGTTTCTAGGCGTTATTAGAGATGATTATCGCAAATATCAAAATTATATTACACAACAAAAATATGAACAAATTAAAGCGCTACAAATTATTAATAGTTACATAAATGACTTAACACAAACTGGTGAATTAAGCAAATATAATATTAAGGATGCCAAAGTTGAACAAGAAAAAATAATGCAGGAAGTAAATACAATTCGTTCTGGATTAGATCAAATTATGGATGATACTGATTATATTGGTTCAGAAATAAAGAAAAAGTTTGCATAAATTAAAAAATTTAATTTGTTATGTTATATTATATATAATGTCTAATATTTTACAAGATTTACAAAATAGTATGGATAGACTTGCAAATTTAAATCGAAATGTTCAAGCTAATTTACAACAAAGAGCACAATTTTCTGCTAGTTTACTTGGTAAATTAAGAGATATTTCTGGTAGAATTAGGGATATTGCTGGTAGAATTACTGCATTAAAGACTGATGTTGATAGACTACAAGCCCAAGTAAATGCACATAATACTTCTATTGATAATGGTAATACCCAAATTAATGAATTACAAGCACAAATTCAAAGATTAGAAGTAGAGAAACAACAAGCAACTCAACAATTTACTGATTTACAAACACAAGTAGCAGCAGATAGGCAGGCAATGCAACAACAAATTGACCTGAAAGAAGAAGACTTACGCAGAATTACCGCTGAAAGAGATACATTAAGAGGTCAAGTTCAAACATTAGAAGCCGATTTAGCTGCTAGAGGCGATCCACAACAACATGCAGATGCAATTGCTGCTTTAACTCAACAACATCAGCAACAACTTGATGCAAAGGATCAAGCATTAGCAACGAGAGAAGCTGAATTAACACAACAAATTACTGTAAAGGAAGCACAAATCCAACAATTAAATACATTATTACAACAAAAACAAGTTGAAATTGATGGACATGTTGCTGATATTGGTAATAATCAACAACAAGCACAAGATCAAATTAATCAACTTAATTTAAGAATTGCAGCATTAGAAGGTGAAAATGGAAGATTAAAAGATAGAATTGTAGCCGCTACTGGTGCTATTGTTGAAGCTTCAAATAATTTAGAAGCACTAATGAATGCTGAACCTAATCAACAATCTCAGGCTGATATTGAAACAGCATTTAATGAAATAGAGCAATCTTTACAAGCAGTTGCAAATGCTATGCAAGGTAATAATTCGCCTCCTTCCGGACCTCCTCCTCCTGTACCAGGAAGACGCCAACCGCCACCTTTACCATCAAATAGACCTCCAGCAGGCCCAGCTCCTCCTGTTCCTAGAGGTTTAAAGTTGCCTGGAGATACTCAATTTTTTTATGACAACACAAATTTCACATTAGATAAGTTAATAGCACAACTTAAATCTAAATCAGATCAGCAACCTGGCAATCCAGGCAATAAATATGCTCAAGCAATTCAACAATTAAAAAACGCAACAGATGTTTCTGATATTAATACTATTTTAAGTAACCTTAATATAATGACAACAAGCAGTGGTCAAATTAGAGGTGGTAAATATACTAAAAAATCAAAAAAAGGAGGAAAAACAAAAAAAATTTATAAAGGTGGTTTTATTTATAAAACAAACAAGAAACGACGTTCATTATCAAGTTCTAGTAATAAATATACATTATCTAGTAAACGTTCTTTCCCATCAAGTCGTTAAACATTTTTTAATGTAGTTAACATACCTCTTAGTGTAGGCAGATTTGCAGAGCTATCTGGCCAATGTCCATTAATTTCTCGAAACCTTAATGAACTAGGTTGACATCTTAACTGTAAAATATTTTTTCTCATTCTAAAAATATTTTTCCATCGACGTTGGACTATTTTTAACCAAAATGTTTTTAAAATACAAATACTATGACCTGACTCTAATAAAATATGTTCTGCTATTTCTGGTTTAATATAGTTTTCTCTCGAAATAATATTTTGAAAATTTTGAATAGGTGACAATTCTGATTTATTTTCTAAATTTTCATATTCTGAATTATAAAATTCTGATATTTCATTTATTTCGTCTATATCAAATGTTTTAAATCGAGAAATAGTTAAATAATTATAAAATAGTTTCTCATTATTACCATGCATAGTATTATATAATTCACATAATACAATATTATATTTTGTAGGACACTGCTCATCTGAATCATATACATTAATATCATCATCATCTTCTTCATTATAATTATTATTATAAATATCTATTGTCTCAATAGATTCATTACTAGCATGATTAGTAAAATTATCTGAGTTATTCATTCTAGGTGACATTTTTATTATTATTTTATTATTATTATTATTAATATTAATAATTTTCTATTCAATTTTTTTATTTTTTTTAAATATTTATTTTTTTTACACTGTATAATATATATAAATGAAGTTTAACGCAGCTGTAACGAATTTTTTAACAAACAAGATGGTTTTAAATGTTGTATCTTTTATTGCATTATTAAATATAATTGGATATGCAGTTATGGGTAAATTTAACAATGTTTTATTTTTTATTATATTAGCTATTTTAGTCAAATACTTTAGTAAAAATATGGTTATTGTTTTAGGTGTTCCTCTTTTGGTAGTAAATCTATTGTCTTTAAGAAGTGGTTCCGTATTTGAAGGTTTAGAGAATAAAGATAATAAAGATAAATCTGAAAATCAAAAACATTTAGATAAGGCATTAGATAATAAGAAAAAAGAAGAATCTCCAATGATGCCAGGCACTGAACATAAAGAAGATGAGAGCGGTGTAGTTTCAGCAAATGTTAAAAATGATGAAAGTTTTGAAGTTGGTCGTAAAAAAAATGCAGCATCTAAAATTGATTATGCAACTACAGTTGAAGATGCTTATGACGAATTAAATAAAATTCTTGGAAGTGATGGCATTAAACGTCTTACAAGTGATACACAGGGTTTAATGAAACAACAAGCTGATTTAGCCAAATCAATGGAAGCTATGACACCTCTTATTGAAAGCATTATGCCTATGGCAGAAAAAGCTCAAAAAATGATGGAAAGTATGGATTCTGGAAATGGATCATTAGGAAGTGTTATGGAAATGGCTAAAAAAATGTCTGGTGGTTTAGGAAATGTAACTAAACAATAAATTTTGTTTATTAATTTAAAAATTTGCTATTTTCATAATAAAATGTGATATTATATATAATATGAAAAAATGTCCTCCAGGAGTATTATGTGTTGAAAATGTATCAATTGTATTTTTAGTTTTATGCACCTTTATTATTGGTTATTTAATTTATGTAAATACAGGAAACAAATCTATAACTGTTAATAATCATCCATCCGAAAAAATAGTTGTCGAAAGAGAGAACTATGGAGGTCCAAATTGGTTTTCTGGTTGGATTCCAAGTTGGCCTTACACTAATCTACCTAATGATCCTCTTTTAAATCCTTATGCTCCACCTTTACGAGATGAGCGTTATTTTATTCCTGGTTTTAATATGAGAACTCGTCCTCATAGTATACCTATAAATCCTGGTGGTATACCTATTAATATTTCAACAAATGTTGGCGCAGTTGACACCAGTTATAGACAACTTGGCATCTTAGCACCATCTAACGGATCAAGTAAAGATAGTATCATTCCTCTTATGGGCCGTCCTCTCTTTACTAATAGAGATAAATGGCAATACTATACTTCTAGTAATCAAAACAATAATATAAAATTACCTGTATCTCGTTCAGGTAGAAGTTGTACAAATGAATATGGATGTGATAAATTATATAATGGAGATACAGTTTATATTGATGGCGCAAATGAAGTATATCGTGTTACAATGTATGATAATGATACAATTAAGTATTTGCCTTTTGTTTAAAGTATTTTTTCCATTATAGTTGTAAATTTATCATCTGAACATACTTCAAATTTTTTAAGGTATGGATAGTCATCTAAATTATCATCTATAGCTTCAAATTCTAACTTTTGATAATAAGAAACAGTATTTTCAACAGAACTTAATATTATAGATGTTTTTTCTTTTTTACGCATATCATTAATAAATTGATTCATCATTTTTGTTGCATATCCTTTATTTTTAAAATCTTTATGTGTACATACTAACATAATATAAACATGTTTTTTTTGTTCTGCATAAATCATACATGATGTGCATTTACGAATATTAAATTCATCGTTTTCACACCAAAAAGCACATTTATTTGTCTTATATTTTAATAATGTTTTAATATAATCGAGAGAAATATCTGGATAAGCAAAATAAGTGAATATCATATCAATGTCACTATTAAATTGTGAAATATTATCTAATAAATTCTCATCATTTGATGAGTCAATAATTTCATTTAAAATATTGTTTGAATAGTATAACATTATTTTTTAATTTACATTATTTTAATAAAAATAATTCAATTTTATTAAAATTTATTTTTTATTTACTTCTAGTTTTATTCTTTTTAACTAATCTAAATTTACGTGTTCTCTTTTTTCTTCCTCCCGATAATCCATTTTTTGAATCTGCCATTATATTTGAATCTGCCATTATATTTGAATCTGCCATTATATTTGAATCTGCCATTATATTTGCAGCTTGATTTACAGCGTCAAAACCGTTTTGAGAACTTTCAACTAATTCAGATGAATCTATCTTGTTAG